GTAGTTACGAGGAAGAAATGGATCACTTGCTAAAGCAGTTTGGACCATTTGAACATGATAAATCTTTATCTGAGGAATCCAAGGAACGTATTCGAGCAATATTTCGAAATGTGATTGATAATAAAGACAATTATATGAAATGTTCCAAAGATGAAATCCGGGAAATATTCTATGAAAACGGTATAAATGTTGAATACATTTCTTCATATACAAAGAAAGAAGGTGAAAAAAAGACTGTTATTAATTATAAAATGCTATACCGCAACTCTTCTAAGGCAAAAGTCGGACAGGTGATGTTTATTAACTCAAAGCTTTATAAAAAAGCATATAACTGGCTGACGATGGGTCTTGGAAAGAAAATGCCGATGGAAAATGCTAAGATTGTAGAGATGTCGGCATATGCTCCTCTTACAACCAGTACAATAGTTGGAAAGTTCTATTGTCCTGTAGAAGCCATTCTTATTATTAAAGATACGGATAGTTTCTACAAGACAATAGCCAAGATCGTAAAAGCTGAGGATTATGTAGTTCAGGAAAAAGTTTTGGATGAAACTGCTACAGAAATTGCAAAGCAAAGAGCTATTGCTGAAGGAAAATTTTTAAAAGACGGTGTTACTCCGAAATATACTAAAAGATATAAACGAGTAAATGTTATAAAAAAGAAATGTGTCGTTCATGATGAAGAAACCGAGGTAAAAAATACTCTCTGGGACGGAGAAATGCTAATTGAATCTGATATTTTGCCGGAATGGGTTAATGGCATGGCTCTTTTAAGACAGCATTTCTTTAAGGCATGCGGAATTCGTACTCATATTCAGTTATTTTTTAAGGATTGGTGTGAAAAAACTGGACATGATTATGAAACTTATGAAGTACAGGATATGTTCGGAGTTTGTCATAAGCTCAAGGATATTCGCATGATTACAACTGATAATGCTATTAAATGGAAGAAATTCATGAATCTGATGGGTAATACACCTGCAGAAGCTTATCAGTATTGGTGTGATCGTGTCAATGAGACTGGTTCTTACTGGGGGATAGTAAAAACTGATCATCCAAGTAAATTAGGCAGCGTACAGCAGATGAGTTATCAGATGGTTAATACTCTTCCTTCCTATAATATAGAGATTCCATCTCCATGCTCTACCGATGATGTTCGGAAACTAGCAAGAACCAGCGTAGATTATGTAGAAGGTATGAAAGATGATAACAGTCTTTATGTTCAATATCTCAGGAAGAATGCTACGATAATTAATCATTATGAAATGTTGGCAGATTTATATGATTGGAATGAGGATTTTGGAAATAGTACATGGTTCAGATATGAAAAATGTCAAGTTATGGGATCATATGTAAATCGATTACGAACTGGAAAAATCACTATCGACGGAGATAATCTTACAATATTTGGCAATCCTTATGCTCTCCTACTTAAGTCGGTCGGAGAAGATCCGGAAACAGATCCTACGATTAATGTAGAGCTAGGAACTATTCAGTGCTATACAAAACGTTTTCAGGACGGAGAATATCTTTGTGGTATTAGAAATCCACATAACAGTCCAAATAACATTTGTTATTTACATAACACATATAGTGACGAAATGCAGCGATATTTTGTATTCAGTAATAACATTATGGCAGTGAATTGTATTCATACAGATATTCAGGATCGTGCAAACGGTTGTGACTTTGATTCAGATTTCTTTTTTGTGACAAATAATGAAGTAATGGTTAAAAGTGCTAAGGCTGCATATGAACAGTATCCTACTATTGTTAATAAACTCAAAGAAAGTGGCCTTACATATAAGAATACAATGAAAGAATACGCTCGTATGGATAATAAATTCTCTAAATCACGTATTGGGATTGGGGAATCTAGTAATCTCGCACAGCTTGCAATGACTTATTATTGGACTAATCCAAGCCGTGAGTTGTATGACAACTTTGTTATTCTTTCGGTACTGGCTCAGGTTATTATTGACGGATGTAAACGTGAGTACGAAGTAGATGCTATAGAAGAAATAAAACGTATTAAAAAGCTTCCTTGCATGCAACAGTTAGAGGAAATTGAAGATGAGTTAGGAAACAAGAAACAGGTTCGCAGGGATTTTCCAGAATTCATGAGATATACGCGTAAAATTCAGTACACAAAGAACGGTAAAGAGGTAGAAAGAGAATTGGTTAATCAACAGAAAGAAAAATTATCTGGAAGAATTTCTTCTTTTTATATATGTCCAATGAATAGCTTACAGATTGTTATGGATGATATTAAGCCAATACGTTCCACCAATACTATTCCTACTAAAAATTTTATCGTAAAAGTAAATGGCAAAGCAAATGCTAGACAGATGGATAAAATTTTAGGATATGCAAAAGAACTTGAACTTTTAAGTAAAGATAATATGTCTGATGATGAAATTCTTGCATATACCGAGAGATTCGATCAGATTTTAGCGGAATTAAGAAAAATGAAAATTACAAATCCAAAAACCATGAGTAGATTGATTGAAATTGCTCTTAATACAAGTAATAGGGGAAGAAAAAAGGATTATTCGCGCTATACAAGAAATCTTCTTAATTTATTATACAGAATGAATAGAGAGGCTTTCTTACAAAATTTCGCCAAAAATTGCAGAATATCTGAAAAAAAATCGGCATAAAACCCTTTAAAAATAACAAAAATCACAAATGCAAATTCATGTGGTATATGAGGGGAATAACTTTTCGCTTCGTTGCATCTTCAGGCACATATTTTGCGCAGGATATGTGTACATGTATGCAGACAGCTGTTTGAAGAAAAGCGAAACTCTCCGCGCTGTCTCCAATGCGTGTTTAAATATGGGATTCGAATTTTTTTTTTTGTGTAGTAGCCTGCCGTGGGCGTTAAATACACGGCTAAAAAAATCAAATATATTTGACTACAAGGAGAAAGATCATGAGTAATTATAGAATGTCCAAAGGGACAACAGAACACTTTACATCACTTGAAGAAATGAGAACTGCATGGGGAATGAAGCCCGTGACAAAGAAAACTTCTGATAAGAAGAAATTAAAAGAACAACAGGAAAGATTTCTTAGCAAACATAAGTGTAAAGCATGTGGTACCCCAATGACATATATACATGGTAATGTTATGGCTTGTAAAAATCCTGAATGTAAAGGGATTGAAATCAAGCGCGAAGATAAAGACGGTAATGAAATGGTATCATATATCAATTCCTTCTGTACTTTAGACGATCTTGGAGCTGAAATTGCATCAAACATTTTCAGCGAATAATTGAAAATTAAATATTGATAATTCAAGGCAGTGTGCTGGTCAGTACACTGCTTTTGCTTTATATAACTATTATTTTTATGAGAAAAAGGAGAACTAACAATGAATAAAGTTGAATTAATTAAGGCCGTTGCAGAAGCAACAAATAATACACAGAAAGATATTAAAGTAATTATGGAAGCTGTGCAGGACGTAACATATGGTGCGCTGGTTGAAGGCGACGAGGTAAAACTGATGGATGGTGTTACTCTTTCTGTTGTACATAAAGATGCACGTATTGCACGTAACCCAAGAACAGGTGAATCTGTTGAGGTCGATGCAAAGAACGCAGTAAAATGCAAATTTGGTAAGGCAATTAAAGACGCTGTTAATGCGTAAATAAAAGATTGGGGCAGAATAAATTCTGTCCCAACTATTTATAATTATGGTAAATACTAAAAGGTATGGAAACATAGGTGAGGCGATGGCCATATCATTATTTGTCAAACACGGTATCCCTATAGCAATACCTTTTGGCGATAATGAAAAATACGATTTAATTGCAGAATTTAACGGAAAATTAAATAAAATTCAAGTGAAAACTTCTATTTCAAAAGCAGAAAATGGAACTGTTACTTTTGATGTTACATCATCTTCCTTGCATAGAAAAAATGGAAGTAAGGCTAAATATACTAAAAACGATATTGATTATTTCTTTTGTTATAACATTGAAACAAATAAATCCTTTTTAATAGAGGCGCCTGAAACTCCGGTGAATATGATTACTATAAGAATAGATCCACCTAAAAATAAGCAGGTAAAAAATATACGGTATGAAAATGATTATTTATTTGAAAACGTAATTAAATCTTTTGATATTATTGGAATGTAGGATAGTTTGGCAATCCGCCTGGTTTGGGACCAGGACATCGCACGTTCAAATCGTGTCATTCCAACTGCGGGATAGAGGAGTGGATCCTTGCTAGGTTCATACCCTAGAGACGATGGTTCGAATCCATCTCCCGCTATTTGTCATATACAAATGTATATGCCAACCCTTTCTGTTTAATTAATTACATTATGGAGGCTTGGCTCCGATAGTGCGCTGTGAGGCGTATAAAGGCAGATTTACACACTGTCGCTGCGGTATAAGCAATTATATTGCAGTCAATCTAAGCAAAACTGACATGCCAGAGACTCAAAAGGTCTCGTTTCGTATAGGTAAGTGAAAAGATTAAATCCTATGCGGAAATAGTATCATGAAACAGGGAACGATAAGGTGGTCCAAGGGCGACTGCTGAGGAACACTTTCTGGCCGCAAACTGGATAGTTCATGCAAACTGTGAAGATATGATGGTGAATCAGGAGGTTATTCAATCTGAGCATTTATTAAGCAAAGGTGATAGCCATTTGTATAAGTGAATTGGTATGTGCCAAATTAGCTTGTATGGACATTTAGTAGGGATAATAACCGAACGATATGAAGGTGTGATGTATTCTTATCCTCAAAAGGGATCGGAGCGTCTGGTGTAGCACATCTTCAGTAGAGAAGACTTTTCAGATAATAATTACTTATACTTATTGAATTTTAAAAGGTTAAAAGATTTAATAGAAACTACAAAGTAGAATATTATATTATACAGCGAAAGTCTACACCTCTGCATAACGAAAGCAGCCTAATACCATAGTATATTTTATGCAATATGGTCATTGATGAGTCTCGCAAGACTCTGATATGTTTGTCCGATTCTGCACAGTGTTCTTAGCGGAACTTTGTGGCGCGGCAGCGTCAATGGAATGATGACAACAGAGTAGTTATGCGGCTAAAGAGAAGTGCCACTCTTAAACAAGGCGGTTGTTGAAGCTTACTATATGTGCGCGAAGCGGCGTATAGTGGATAAGAAAAGAAACCATAATGTTTCGAAAGAGCTTCTATATTTATGTGTAATCTCAGCATAAATAAAAAATATTGGAAAATAGTTTAACTGGCAAAACATGATCTCGCGAATCAAATGTAGGTTCAACTCCTGCTTTTCCAGCTTAAATATATGGGAAGTGCCAATACGAGGCTACTTATGATAGAAATGCGGCATTTTTTGAATAGGTCTGAAAGAACACGAGCCGCGGATAATTGTGTTTTAGTAAGTAATAAAATAAAAAGAGGGGCAGCACCTCTGCTTCCCTGATAAGTCCGGTTAGTCTAGCGGTATAGGACACTGCCCTTTCAAGGCGGTAACATGGGTTCAAATCCCGTACCGGACATTTTTTGCTACTTTGGCGTAATTGGCAGGCGCAGCAGACTTAAGATCTGCTTCCAATAATGGAGTCTGGGTTCGAGTCCCAGAAGTAGTATTTGGGAGTTATGGGGATACTCTCAAAAGTTTTGGATTTTAAAATTTAGTCTTTTGAATTGGTGTTCTTTTTTATGGAGAGGACAGATTATCCTCTCCTCCATCTCTAAGTTTACAATTAATTTGTGACATTTCCCAAGACGCTTGTTATATCAGGTATGCAAGAAGAGGCGTAAAGCGGGGATTTATTCGGGAAGTCTGCACCTGTACCTGAAAGTGAAAACGAAAAAGAACGTAGTCAATTTGACTCTATAGGATAACGGCTATTCCGTCTGACTGTCTATCAGAAGATTCCGGGTTCGAACCCCGGTAGAGTCGTTATTTTGCAAAGTAAATTCACTAGGTGTGGAACTGACCTGCTAAGTCATGTGATCCGACAGGATTGAGTTTCGATTACTCTGCTTTGCGTTACAAGATATGTAGATTACAGCCCACCTCCTGTGGGAATTCGTAGGTGAAAATCCTACCATGTAACTCTTGGTTATGTGATTGTAGCATATCATGAATATAAAGATAACCGGATTGATTCCGGTTGAAAGGCAGGATTACTCTCCTGCCTTTTATTTTGCTGCATGTCCGGGTTGGTGAGGAAGCGGTCTTGAAAACCGTTGGTCCGAAAGGGCTTGCAGGTTCGAATCCTGTGTGCAGCGTTGTGACTATGGCAGACTTGGCAATGCAGCGGATTGTGGTTCCGCCTTATATGGGTTCGAATCCCATTAGTCACCTTTATTTGCGCCTTTCGTATAATTGGTAGTACAACCGGCTCCAACCCGGTTAGTCAGAGTTCAAGTCTTTGGGGGCGTGTTAGGTAAGTTCCAGATACCTTGTAGCGAAAAAATCTGGCGGGATTTAGTCAGGACGAGACGCGGCTAAGTTTTTTAATAATTTTACCGAAAATTATATGGAAAGTTAAGGTTCCAACAGAATATATGACCTCCACTTATGGTTATATATTCGATAAGGGTAGCTGCCCATCTTAACACAAGGGAGAGTAGCCTAGCGGCGAAGGCAAGGGACTGTAAATCCCCCACAAAGAAACATCGAAGGTTCGAGTCCTTCTTCTCCCATGAGGTTGACAAATTAAATCAAAATTCCATAAAACAAGTAGATAAGTTTTACCATGGAAAGTGCTTGCACTTTGATTGGGTTTATTAAAGGTTTTTGTCTCTGATTGCAACAGATAATGAGCCTTTGAGTCTACAAATAAATAAAAGTGAGGAAACTTAATTGGTTAATATCAGTCAAAAAGAAGCAGAATACTTACGTAATCATGGAAGAGCTTTTGATGTGCGTGTACGTAATAAACACCATAAAAGTAAAGCAAAAAGCTATTTTCTTGTAGAGCATGTTCGTAGTGTCGAGATGTTAAACAGATACAGAGAATCAATCAATCAAACCGATTTTCTTACTGTAAAACCGAGAGATAAAGATTTTCGATTTTAAGCAGTAAAATAATTTGAAAGTTGGTGTTTGACATAGGCAGGAAGAAAAAAGAAGATGGCATTTACTTTATAGGTCAAAATGCTGACGATGTTACAGGTAGCTGCACTTATATAAAATATAATGGAAAAAAAATATTACTTGAATGCGGATTATTTCAAAACAATAATTATCTGGATTCATATAATATCAATTCTCAGAAATTTCCATTTAAACCTTCAGAGATCGACTATGTTTTTGTAGGACATACACATGTTGATCATATTGGTTTACTTCCAAGGTTAATAAAAGAAGGTTTTAATGGAAAAATTATCGCTTCACATGCAACTGCTCAATTAATGAAGCCATTATTATATAATTGTGCTTTTATATTGTTGAGTGAAGCAAATGCTTTATCATTTAAATATAAACGTAACTACTCTCCTATTTACACAGAAGAAGATGTAGCTGCAACTTTAAATTATATATATGAATATGATAATGTACATGAATTATATGTTCTTGATGAAATAGTTTCTTTTAAATGGTTTGAAAATAGCCATTGTCTCGGAGCTAGACAGCTTCAATTAATTCTTAAAGATCAAAATGGTGTATCAAATTCTATATTATACACTTCTGACATTGGATCCCTTAATACAAAAAATCATTATGTTCCAAATACTGAAATCCCAGATACTTTTAATAAAGTAACTATTATGGAATGTACGTATGGAGAACCAGGCAGAATTAATAAAAAGACAAGAAAATTTGATTTAGAACATTTAAAAGCAGCAGTTGATACGGTTATAGAACGTGGAGGAACAGTAATCATGCCATGTTTTAGTTTCAGCCGTACACAAGAAATTCTTACCAATTTATATAATATTTTTCATGATGATATAAATTTCAAATATGACATTGTAGTTGATTCAATATTATCATGTGATATTTGTGATCTATATACTACTCTTCTATCTGAAGACGATTTGAAATTATGGAATAATGTATGCAATTGGGAGAATGTGAAGTTTATAAAAGAAAAAGAAGATTCCTTAGCATGTGTAAAAAATCATTCACCAAAAATTATATTAAGTAGTTCAGGATTCTGTACGAATGGTAGAATCCTTTCCTATTTACATGAGTATTTAAGTGATGAAAAAAGCATGATAATTTTTAGTGGATATACCGGAGCAGACAACTCTTATTTATCCTATCGTATTAAAAATTATAAGGAAAATAAATTTATAAAAATTAGTGGCGATAAGGTCGAAAATAAAGCTGACTGTATTTCTTTAGGTACATTTTCAAGTCATGCCAATAGAAATGAACTAATTGAATTTGGATCGAAGGTAAATACAGAAAAATTAGTTTTAGTTCACGGATCTGTTGTCGCGAAAAACAGTATAAAGGAAGACTTAAAAGAAGCCATATCTAAAGAAAACAAATCATTTAAAGTGATTGCTTCATCAAAAGATATGGTTATTTATTTATAGGAGAACAAGGAATATGGAATTTTTAGACATTTTAGAAGACGATAGTCTCTATCAGAGCACTATCAAGGAGCATTTAAAAGAAAGAAAAATTATTGTCAACGAAACTATTGATGACAATGTTATTGAAAATATATGTTTAATGATCATGAAATGGAATAAAGAGGATAAGGCACTTCCAGCATCATGTAGGAAACCAATTTATCTCTATCTCAATTCAGATGGTGGTGATGTTATTTCCGGGTACCAGGTATTAAGCTCTATTAAGACATCTGTTACTCCAATTATTACAGTGGGATTTGCCAAATGTGCTTCTATGGCATGTTATATTCTGGCTGCAGGACATAAACGTTACTGCTTCCAAAATACAGTAGTTCTTTATCATGATGGGCAGACTGGATATGTAAGTTCATCTAATAAAGGTAAAGATATTCAGAAATTTTATGATAAATTAGAGCAACATCTGAATGATTTTATGGTAGAACATACAAATATGACCGCAGAATATCTTGAAGAAATCAAGGATCGTGAATATTATATGTTCCCAGATGAAGCAAAAGAAAAAGGAATCGTAGATAAGATCATTGGTATCGATTGTGAGTTATCAGATATTCTTTAATACTGAATATTAATTTAAACTTTCACAAATATCATTTTACTATTATACATTCAATATGTCAAGGAGAATAAGGAGAAAATAACATGGAATTAAAAAAAACTGTTAAATATGATGGTAAACTCAAAGGTCTTCATATGGTAGACGAACAACTTGTAGATATGGATGGTGAAATCATTGATATTTTAGATATCTTTGAAAAGGCATATGGTGATAAACCTTTTGACATGTCTACTACTACTAAGACTGAGGAAATCATCAATCTTGATGAATTAGATTAAGGTATTTTATATGGATAATAACGAATTTCTAAAAGAACAGCTTGATCTTATTAAGAAAAAACAAATAGATACATCTATTGAGTGGCAAGATGTTGCAGATTTTCGTTCTAGTCATGGTAAAGAGCCAGAGCACCGCGATACAATTCGTAAAGGGTCTAAATTGCTTTTAGAATATATAGATGCAGGATGGGATTTATTCCCATCCTCTTCTATTCAATTAGGACGATTTTCTGATGAGATAGCTTTAAAAAAAGAACGTATTAAATTACAGACTGAAAAGCAAGAATTTAATAAATGGATTCGTGAGTATTCTAGGGATGAACTAATTGCCGAACATATTGTAAATGCTGTTAATCAATTACAGCCATTAAATGTACCAGGGTACATTCCTCCAGTACATATGAATAAAGAATATCTTCTTACAATTTCGGATGCTCACTTTGGTGTTGAATTTGAAATTAAAGATTTATATGGAAATACTCTAAATGCATATAGTCCGGAAATATTTAAGAATCGTATGTGGGATTTATACAATAAAGTTATTGAGCAAATTCAAAAAGATCATATTCAAGTTTTAAATATTTTTGAACTAGGCGATGCCTTAGATGGAATTCTTCGTGCAAATTCTCAGCTTATGCAGTTGAGATATGGAATTATTGACTCTGCCATATTATATGCTGATTTTTTATCTACATGGCTTAATGAATTAAGTAATCATGTTCGAATTAAATTTCAAATGGTAAAACGTTCAAATCACAATCAGCTGAGATTAGTAGGACAGCCTAAAAATGCTTTTCCAGATGAAGATATGAGTAAATCCATATTGGTTTTTATGAAAGAACGTTTGAAGGATAATCGTAATGTTGAAATTATTGAAAATCCAACCGGTCTTGTATATGCACAACTTGCAACATATACAATTCTTGGAGGACATTTTGAGACAAAAAATCTAGGTGATTCTTTGAAAGATTTTTCAAAAACATATCAAGTGCCTTTGGATTATATTATTTCAGGTCATTGGCATAGTTTGGCTACTGGAGATGTTGGGATTAATTCAGAATATATTTCTGTACGTTCGATTATTGGTGTAAATCCGTATAGCTATTCAATTAATAAGGTGTCAAATGCAGGAGCCTCTATGTTTGTATTTGAACAAGGAAATGGTCTTGTAGATGAACATCATTATAAATTGTAAAGGAAAATATTTATGGAAACAAATAATGAAGAACAGTTTGTCGAGTTCGACGAAATATTAAATTTTATACATGAGAATACTGGATTTGATAAAGAAGTTATTGAAAAAGTGCTTGATGCAGAAACGAGATTTTTAATTAAATCTGGTATTGCTACTGAACTTAAAGAATAGTATGAGTGGCGTTGCTGCTTATATTATACATTTCAGGAGAGCGTTCTTGCTCTCCTATTTTCTGGGCGTATGGCGCAACTGGCAGACGCGCCTGACTTAGGATCAGGTTTTTGTAGGTTCGAATCCTACTACGCCCATTTTTTTATTATGAGTACAAGGAGGAGTTGTTTATGGCAACAACTAAGAAAATTGAGCCGGTAAAAATGACTCCGACTCAGATGAAGAAAAAAATAGAGGCACTCGAAGAAGAAATTCGAGTATATAAAGAAGATACCGCATGGTGTTATATGTGCGGAAAACCCAAAAAGAAAAATAGAGAAAATTTTTATAAAAATACTGATCCTTTAGTTAAGTCTGGATATGCTGCTATTTGTTCTGAATGCGCCAGAAAGATTGCATTAAGAACAGATGAAAATGGAGAAGAACATAAACCGACAAAAGAGTCAATTATTCTTGCTCTTCAGTATTTGAATAAACCGTTTTTAGAAAATGTCTATAATAGTAGTGTTCAAGCAGCTGAAAGAAATGCTGGTATTCCAGGAGCAAAACAAAATGCATGGAGTACATATATAAGAACTATTGCAATGCAGCAATATTCTGGAAAACAATTCAAGGATTCTGATTTTTTTAAACAAAAAATTATATATGAAGATGAAAAGACTCCTGCAGATGTTATAAAGGGCAAGGAGTCCCAGGATAATTATGAAGGTTTTGAAAAGAATAAAGCTGATGTAATTAGGTTGATTGGATATGATCCATTTGAACAAGAAGCATTGTCTGATCAACCATTTCTATACTCTCAATTAATTGGGTTACTTGATTCTAGTGAAGACGCAAATGACGATATGATGCGTACTGCTTCTGCTATTTCTATTGTAAGAGCATTTTTACAGCAATCAAAAATTGATAATGCTATTGCTACTTATATGTCTGACGTTCAAAAACTTAGAACAAATTCCGCTACAATAAAAACACTACAGGCGAGTAAAAAAGATCTTACTGCCATCATTAAGGATCTCGCTGCTGAAAGTTGTATTTCTTTAAAGAATAATAAAAATGCTAAAAAAGGTGAAAATACTTGGACTGGTAAAATACGTAAAATCAAAGAAATGAATTTGCGTGAAGGTGAAGTAAACGGATTCGATATCGGAACTTGTCGTGGCATGCGTCAGGTTATGGATATGAGTAATGCTTCTATATTGAAGCAGCTCCGACTGGATGAATCAGAATATTCTGATATGCTAGCAGAACAAAGAGAAATGATAACAAAGCTTCGTGATGATTTGGACAATTACAAAGAAATTTCTCGTATTTTATTACGTGAAAATATTGATCTTAAAGATTATATGGAAGAACATAATTTAATAGAGCCGGATAATTTAGTCGATTTAAATGAACTATTCTCCTGCTTCTCCTCCAATGAAGAAGAAACGGAGGTGGCCGATGATGATGAATCCGGATCTGATTCAAGAGCTTCCGAAGCTTAATTATTGTGAACAGGGAAATAAGATTTTTGTAAAGCCTGGAGTTTACCCATTATCTTCACGCAAACTTGAAGGTTTTATGAAAATTGCAAATCTTCAGAAATATTATCAATGCAATCCTGTAAGATTTATAAATGATTTTTTTAATATAGAATTACTTGATGCACAGGCATGGGTAATTCAGAGAGCCTGGAATTGTCCGAATGTTTTATTAGTGTGTACCCGTGGATTTGGTAAATCTACATTGATAGATATTATGATCATGGCGAAAGATATGCTATTTAATAACTATTGGACATATATTGCTTCCGGTTCTGGATCGCAGGCTGAACAAACGTTTACGACGCTCGAAAGGCTTGCGAATGATAATATAGATACTATGCTTGGTTCTACAGGTTATATTTTTAAGGCAGAAATTGAAATTAAAAATGCTACTGGAGATGGCTTCAGTCACTCTTCTAATGGATTCTCATATTCCCTTTATAATGGCTCATTTACTCAAACACTTAACAGTAATGTAGATAAAAAAAGAGGTATGCGTGGTAGTGTTGTATTTGATGAATGTGGATTCCTTGATGAAGAAATGATGTCGGTATATGCAGCTTTTGCAATTGTAAATAAAAGCTTTAAGTCTGGTAAGGATCGTGATGGCAAATCAATCGATCGTAACCGTCTAAGATGTATTCCATCAAATATTCCAAACCAATTATTTTATATTTCTTCTGCTTCTTCTACAGATACAAAATTCTATAAGTTATATAGAGATTTTAGCAAACGACAACTCATGGGAGATCCTGATTATTTTGTAGCGCATATTGATTGTGAAGTTGCATTTAAACCAACTATTCGTGGAGAAACAATGGAGCCTTTGTTAACACCCGGTACAGTAGCTGCAGAAATGCGTTCTAATCCAGAAAAAGCGCGTAGAGAGTATTATTGTGAATTTACTTCTGATGCAGGTGCTAATGCGATTATTCGTAGAGGCGTTATTGCGCGTAATGAAGTGATTCGTAAACCAGTGTTATATAACGATACTGGTAAAAGAAAAATTGTTATTGCATATGACCCGGCTCGAAGTCGAGATAATTCAGTAATTTTGGTTTGTGAAATTTACTCTGAAAAAAATCAAGATGGGGATCTTGAATATAAAATGAGACTTTTAAATTGTATAAATCTTATTGATATAAGCAATAAAAAGAAAAAGAAACCTATGCAAACACCAGCCCAGATTGAATATTTGAAACAAGTTATTCTCGATTATAACCAGGGTGGGGATGAAAACTACAGCAATATTCTCGGAGTTTATATTGATGCCGGTTCTGGTGGTGGTGGTGTTAATATTGCTGACTATTTAATGCCTGATTGGAAAGATAAATCCGGTAAAACTCATAGAGGACTGATTGACAAAGAATATTCAGAAGAATATGTTAAAAAATTCCCAAATGCAGTCAATAAGCTTCATTTAATGGAACCAACTAAATACAAATCAGAAATGTATGAAGCCATGATTGAGATGATGAATCAGGATAAAATTGAGTTTACGGCCACATACGATAATAAAGGATATCTTACAATATTTGATATTGATAAGGATAAATATGAAAAAACTAAAAAAGATCTAATTGCCAAATATAAAAAACAGAAAATGACAGATGAAGAAATTGATTACAATGTTCAAAAAGAATTAGATAAACTTCAAAATGTTAAGAGCCATATTGAAAAATTAAATTGGCAAGAAGAAGCTTCTCTCTCAAGTATCGATGCATTAAAAGAGGAACTTGTAAATATGATCCGTATTCCACGACAATCAGGAAAAGATTCATTTGAATTGTGTCCTGAAAAAGCTAACCGTCTTCATGACGATAGAGCTTACGTTACATGTATGTGTTCTTATGCTCTTCAAACTGAACGCCGGAAAAATATTACTGCAAAACGTAAACCTAAAGTTGACAAATCGTTAGTTCAAAAACTTACGATTAGAAAAGGCGTTGTACATTCTATGTTCGAAACTTAATATAATTATATGATATTTCAAAGGAGGTGCTGTTACTTGGCTAGACAACAAGGAAATATTTCTGCAAAAAAAGTTTCTACTGCAAAAAAAATTGATCCAGCACCTTCTCAGCTGAATAATACGGCTGAAATGCGTGATTGGTATCAAAAAAATAAAAAAAATATTGAAAATTATGCTGCTGCTATGGAAGGAGCAAAATCTCTTCGTGATATCACTAAGACAAGCACTAAAGCGGTGACAGCTTATAGTAAGGACAGTCTTCGTACTTACCTGCAAAATATTGGAAGTAATGAAAAGAATTTAAGAAATTTATCAAGATATCTTTATTATCGATGTCATGCTTATTATAGATTAATTGCATATAATGCAAACATGTTTTGTTTAGATGCAAGATCTGTTATTCCGGAATATGATATGGTTGCAGGCGTAGATACGAATGCCATGCTTAGTTCTTATCAGGACACATTAAATGTGTTGGATAAGTTAAATCTTCAGTATGAGTTTTTAAAAGCTTATACTATTTGTTTTAGAGAAGATGTTTTTTATGGATGCGCTTATTATGATGAAATAGGAATGTTTATTCTTCCGCTTGATCCAGATTATTGTAAAATTTCTGGTATATACAATACCGGTGATTTCGCGTTTGTAATGGATATGAGTTATTTCAGATCCAGACAGACTATGTTGGAATTATGGGGTGAACCCTTCCAGTCAATGTATCGTGCCTATGAAAGTGATACTACAAATGGAAAGTGGCAGCCTATGCCAGATGAATATGCTATTTGCTTAAAAGCCAGAGCTGAAGATTGGGAAACTGTAGTTCCACCATTCTCTGGTTTGTTATCTGGAATTATCAATCTTATTGATTTAGACGATCTACAGGCTATTGCTGACGCTCAGGATATTTATAAAATGATCTGGTTAGAACTTGAAACGATAACTGGTAGTGAGGATCCAGACGATTGGAAAGTTAATCCGGATATTGTTATTGAGTATTTTAACAGGATGATTAATGAATGCCTTCCTGACTATACTTCTGCTGCTATTGTGCCAGGAAAATTAGATCAGATTTCGTTTAATAATGATAAAGCAACAGATACGAACAAAATAGCAAAAGCTACAGAAACTCTTTTCAATTCTTCTGGTGGCGCTCAAATTCTTAATAGTGCTACCATCTCAGGTACAACAGCTTTTGGAGCAGCAATTCGTGCCGATACAGAATTAGCTATTTCTATGCTTCTACCACAGACTCAGGGATGGGTTAACCGCTTCCTTACATATTGGGTCTCTAACCCAGCCAAGGTAAAATTCTTTGAAGTTTCTGCTTATACAAAAGATGAATTCAAAAAAGAACTTTTGGAGGGAGCAACTAATGGCTTACCTACAAAATTAGCCTATAATACATTAAATCAATTCTCTGAGAAAGAAACTATGGCTTTAAATTATTTAGAAGAACAAGTGCTTGGTTTATCCAATTTGTTTGTTCCTCTTCAGACATCCTATACACAAAGTAATAGTTCGAATAATGGCGGCGCCCCTCAAAAAAGTTCAACCGAAATCACCGATGATGGGGAAGCTTCAAGAGATAAAGTTGACAAAGCAAATGGATAAATTCATACCGGTATTTAAAATGTTAATACCGCTAACCGATAATAATTATCTGTTGAAATATTATGGAGAGCTTCATGCTCTCCTATTTTAATGGAGTGATTATTATGCATAAAGATGGAAAATATATTGGATATATTTACAAAATTTCAAATACAATTAATGATAAATTATATATAGGTCAGACAACCTCAAGTATAGAAAAAAGATTTAATGATCATTTATCCGCTGCCAGAACAATGAAAAGTAGCTCTATGATAATTATACATGCAATAAATAAATATGGAGAAGAATCTTTTTCTATTTCTGAAGTAGAAAAAGTCATATGTGATTCACAAGAAGAATTGCAAAATTTATTAAATACTAAAGAGATTTATTATATAGCATATTATAATTCTCTACGCCCTAATGGATACAATATAACAAAATGTGGGAATTATGCATCTCCAACAACAATGTCTAAGGTTGATCAATATGATTATCAAGGAAATTTAATTTTTACTTATGATTCATTAGAAGACGCTAAAAACACAATATCACCAACAGCAATATCCTCTACTAATATAGGAGCTGCATGCAAAGGAGATTCAATGTCTGCTTATGGATATATTTGGAGATATCATGGAGAACCATTTGATAAATATCCTATACATGAAAATAATTATAACAAAATAAAAGTAGATCAATATGATATTAACGGAAATTTAATGAAAACATTTGATTCGGCCTCAGATGCCGCTAAATCATTAAATAAAATAACAAAATCAGGCAAAGGACAGTCTGGACATATTGTAAGTTGTTGTACTGGAAAAAGAAATAAAGCGTATGGCTATGTATGGCGATATCACAGTGAACCTTTTGATAAATATTCAATTATTCCGAAAAAAAACTGTAAAAAGATTAATCAATATTCAAAAAGCAATGTATTTATAAAAACATACTCTTCTATAAAAGAAGCTTCAAAAGAAACGGGAGCATGTGAAACAACGATTATTCCATGTTGTCGATATAAAAGAAATTATTCGGGAGGTTTTAAATGGTATTACGCAGATGATATTAATCAACCTGATAAAACTAGAATAATAGCGGCATAAAGCTAAATAAGAGGATAATAATTATGGATAATAAGAAATTTATAATTACAACAAACGATGAATCAGCTTCATTGCTTATTCAGACTGGTTTTCATCTTGTGAGCCAGAATGGTAAACAGTGGACTTTTTTAAATGACAACAAAATGCTGTTTAACAATTTAAGCGATGTTGTCTATTCAGATAAATTATTTATTTGATTACTCCTCTTCTATTTGAGGAGAATTACTCAAAGAAAGGAGGAAAATTTTGAAGAAATTCTTAACTATTGACGATTTGATTGAATTTTGTATGAAGAATAATTTTTCTAAATTCAGCAGCAAAGAATCTAATGCAGAAATTAGTGTCCAAATGCCAGCAGTCGCTACATTTGGAAAATCTGATGATAATAAGCATACAGAAGGATTATGTCCTTTTAACGCTACTGCATATCATGATCATGTCAACTTAAACAAATCTAATATCAACGAAGATACATTTCAGGAAAATACACAATCTATACCATATCGCCCTATTCTGGCAAATATCGTTGAAAATTCTGATGGTAATAAAGATTTTGGATCACATGATTTTACAGTGGAAACTGATGAAAATGGAGAAGAAAAAATCATTTATCAGGAACGTCCAGTTGGTGTAATCAAAAAGGATTATACAATTGAATATGATAAAGAAGCCGGAGTTAACAGAGCTGTAATTCAGGGATATCTCTGGGAAGGATATTGTCAGGACGCAATTGATATTATGCAGCGTAGACAACAGGTTGATTGTAGTGTTGAATTGAGTATTAGAGAATTATCATTTAATGCTAAGGATAAAGTGTTAAATCTGGATGATTATTATGTTAGTGGATTGACTTTACTAAATGAAAATGTTGGTCCAGGAATGGCAGGAAGTAATGTCCAACTTGCTGATTTTGAGCAGAAAAATAATTCTGTATATGCAAATTTTGATATGAATGTAAAATTGCTTGAAATGTTAGAGAAAATTAATACTACTCTCTCTATTTTCAATAAAGAAAATGCTGATGGAAAGGAGGACAATCAGGTGAACAAATTTGAAGAACTTTTAAAGAAATACGAAAAAACTGTAGATGATATTACTTTTACATATGAAGGTCTTTCAGATGAAGAACTGGAGGCTGCCTTTGCTAAGGCGTTTAATACTGATCCGGCAGGTGATCCTGCTCCTACAGAACCAGAAAAATTCGTAAAATCATTTGAACTTTCTCACAGCGATATTCGTTGTGCACTTTATAACTTATTAAATGCATATGAAGAAGCAGATAATGATTGGTATTTTATTAATTCTGTATATGATTCTCATTTTACATATGAGAATTGGGATGGAGATAAAATCTTTGGACAGGCATATAAAAAAGATGGCGACAATGTTTCATTTGATGGTGAAAGATATAATCTTCATCGTGAATTACTGACTGATTCTGAATATTCTGAACTTCAGAATATGAGATCAAATTATGCTGCAATTTCAGATAAACTTGCTTCTTATGAAAAGAAAGAGGCTGACGAAGCTAAAAATGCACTTTTTGAGTCAGATGATTATAAAGGAATTTATGAATCAGAAGAATTCAAGGGTTTAAAAGAAAATCATACAGAATTTTCAGTTGATGAATTAAAGTCTAAACTTGATACTATATTGCTGTCATATGCTAAGTCTGGCAAGTTAAATTTTGCTGTTGAAGATGGTGATATGCATGATAATAACGCCGGAAAAAAAACAGTAAGTAAAAAGACTTTTGGAAATCCATCACAGACTAAAAAGAAAAATAGATATGGATCTTTATTTGCATAATGCAAAATAACATATTTGTTTTATGATGTAGTAGTGGAATATTTTCCACTATTTTCTATTTATAGAAAGTACATGTCGTGAGACAGCAATAAATCTTTCTTTTCAAGGAGGAAAGATATGTGGAAAAATATTCCTAAGAATTATGTTGATGAAAAATATCCTGAATTAATTCCGCTATTTAAAAATCGAGAAGATGCTCATAACGGTGTTTCAAGTTCTAAAAAAATAGAATTTGTTTGCCCTTGTTGTAATAAAATTTATGTTCGGTCTATTTGTGATATTGTTCGTTCGGGAAGAGTGCCTTGTGTAACGTGCTCTGATGGATTTTCATATCCAGAAAAATTTATGGCGAATGTTTTAAGTCAATTAAATATTGATTTTAAATATCATGTTAAAGAGCCTTGGACTCAAAGTTATATATATGATTTCGTTTTTGATTATAATAATTGTAAATACATAATTGAAACTGATGGTGGTTTGGGGCATGGACATAATGAAATATCAGATAGAACAAAACAAAAAACGATTTTAATTGATAAGACAAAAGATGATATAGCAAGGAAAAATGGATACATTATGTTGCGTATTGATTGCAATTATAACGATAATAATCGATATGAATACATAAAAGAATCTATTTATACTACTCTCTCATCTATGTTTGATCTATCTTGTGTAGACTGGGAGAAATGTCATTTAAGTTCATTAGAGTCTAAATTCAAACTTGTTATTGATTGTTATAAATCTGGTACAAAATATCTCGACGAGCTTGAAGTATCGACAGGTATAAAACAAAGAACCATAATAAAATATTTAAGAGAAGCAATGAATACTGGAATATTGGACAAAGAAACTATTATGAGTACAAATCCATATAAAGATTTACCACCAAATGTCAGATTCATTAATGAGGGACATTTTAATAGTAGAAGTCGTCTTGTATATTGCTATGAAGACGCTATTATATTTGATTCTATTGAAACTGTATCAAATTATTATGGATTTCATAAAGGTAGTTTACTTCAAGCAATAAAAAATAAAAATGGATTAATAAAAGGAAAGCATTTTAATTTTTATGATAATTTACCTGAAAATTTTGAATTTATATCTCAACAATTTTCATCTGAAAATTATCCTAGAAATAAGCATATATATCAATATGATTTAGAAAAAAATTTAATAGCAGAATATGTTAATGCGAATCATTTAAGGCAAATGCATCCGAATTATTTTTATCAAAATATATGGAAAGCATGTAATTGTTCTCGGAATACAGCATATGGCTTTATATGGTCGTTTGACAAATTTTGAATCACTCCTTTGGGAGTGATTTTTTTATTACTAAAATTTTGAAAGGAGAAAAATTATGGCAATTTCTTATCAGATTTCTAAACATGCCGTGGCCTTCCCTTCTAAGCTTGTTGCACAGAATGGCGGAGAACACATTTATAACATTACACTGACCTCTGATACAGATAATGGAAATCTTGTAGCAAGAGGCGATTTTGAAGATCTTGACCGTTACACAGAAGCTGCTGTTACTACATTTAAAGGTAAAATTCAGAAACAGGCTGCTAATGGTAATTGGTATGTAGAGGTTGTTGATCCAGGAGATGCTCTGTTTGTTTACATGCAGGCATTTATTGCAGAGGATTGGACAAATACATGGAAGAAGGAGTCTAACTTCTATAACGCAAAAGGAGACGTTGTAAGAGGTTATGTTCTTCATAAAGGTGATGTATTTGAGGTATCTGTTGAGGGATTCGATGGACAGCCAGCTGAAAAAGCGACAGTTACTTGCGAAAACAAGAAATTAAAAATTGGTTAATTTAAGGGAAAGGAGGAAAAAATATAATGAGACGTAAAATGACTTTTGCTGATTTAAGTGCACATGTTCAGGAAGTATTTGCTAGCATGTGTAAAGATGGTGTTACACCAGAGGAAAATTATGAAGGCTTCAAAAAGCTTACATATGATCTGAATCATAATCCAAACGAAATGTTTGATGAAAATGGAAATAAAAAGACCAAACGAGACGCAGAAGATGCGGTTCGTAAATTTGTATATGCAATTATGGGACTAAACGAGAATTCTACAAAACGTGACAGAAATCGTGCTATGAAGAAACATGGTATTGAACTGTTCGAAGTTATGGAAGAAGAAATTGATATTAAAGTCGAAACAGGCTTTAAAGAATCAGAATTCTTCAATAATTATGTAGAAACAAGAAACCTTTCCCGCGGAGATCGCCAGGAATTCTGGACAGATGATAAAGTTGTTTTATCTACAACAAAAATTGCGGGCGATCATCATGACTTTACACTTCAGAGACTTGGTTCTGGAGAAAGTTATACTGTAACCACAAGTGTATACGGTATTGCTGTTGGTGCTGATATTGATCTGTATTTGGCAGGAAGACTTGATTGGTCTAAATTCACAGATCAGTGTGCTGCTGCTTTCGTTAGACAGATTCAGAATGATATTTATGCGGAAATGATGAACGCAGGAAAGAAACTTCCAGCTCAGTTCCAGGGTACAGGTGCTCTTTCAAATGCTACTAAGGATAAGCTGGATGAACTGCTTGAGGATGTATCTCTTGCAAATGATGGTGCTCAGGTAGTTATTATGGGTACAAGAACTGGATTACAGCAGTTCCAAAAACTGATGGATGTTGATTGGATCACAGACGATCAGAAAAAAGATGTTGCTACAATGGGACGTCTTGGATACTATGGTCCATATACATTAGTTGAAATCCCACAGAGATTTGCTCTGAATGATACAACTAAGAAATTAATGGATCCTAAGACTCTGTTTATTATGCCACAGGTTGAAGATAAGTTCATTAAATTCGTTGATGTTGGTGAAACAGAAATCTATGAAATCACTGATAAGGGTGATCGTATGGATGATACAATGAAATACGAAGTACAGAGATCAATGGGTGTAGGAACACAGATCGGACGTTATTTTGGCGTTTGGACTTTAGCCTAATTTTTTTTTATTGTAAATTAATATTATAGTCGTGTGTCATATAGATGCACGACTATACGAATAAAAGGAGGAACTTTTCATGGCAACTACTACAGTGAAAAAGACAAAAACTACTGAAACTGCTACTGAATCTGTTGCAGCATCTGTTACGGAACCTGTTACATCTGAATCAGCAAAAACAGTAGAAGTAAAAAAAGAAAAGAAAACTTATGCCCCTACTGATGGGATTCCATGTAAATCTATTACTAATGGTGTACTTTATATGCCAGGGCTTAAGTCAAATATTTTATACACATGGATTGATGCCGGAGATGTAATTGAAGTTGAATATCAGGATCTGCAGGCAGCAATCAGATCAAATAATGGTTATGTTATGAATCCATTTTTTGTTATTGAGGATGAAGAACTTGTTGCACAGTTTCCACAGCTTAAGAAAATTTATAATACATTATATTCTGTAGGTGATCTTGAAGATGTAATTACAGAACTTTCTCCCGGAGATATGAAGGCTACTATTCTTTCACTTCCGAAAGGGGCACAGGACTCTATTAAACATCTTGCTTCAAAAATGGTAAGTGACGGTAGACTTGATAGTGTAAGAAAAATTAAAGTGCTTGACGAAATCTTTGATACAGAAATGAGTATTATGACAGGACTATTTAATTAAAAATAAGGAGGTATATTATGCCTTCTCTAAATTACGAAGAAATATACTCAAAATTTCGATTAAAAGCAGAAGCTTATGATATTTTACAATATCGTGAAGATGATGTAAGTGCGGTTTTTATGCCGGAATATTTACATGCATCAATAAATAAACCTTATATTCGAAGACTTTTTTCTGAATTGAAACTTGGAGATACAGTTCAGGAATTGACATATATAATGAAATATTCTGTTGATGATGATTTTGATGCAGAATTTATAACTGATATCTTAGGTATAGGTATGGTAATTGAATGGATTACACCCAAAATTAACAGCCTGAATAATACTCAGCAGGTATTTGGATCTTCTGAGGAAAAATTTTATTCTCAGACTAATCATTTAAATGGTTTAAAAGATTTAAAAAAATCATTAATCAAGGAACAGAAGAACTTGATTAAAGATAGAGGTTATATATGGAATAGTTATCTGGATGGAAGTAATACATAATGGATACAATTTACGGACATTTTGATGATTTACAAATTGAAGAATATAAGGAAAAATTACACAAAGAAATGTTTTGGCTTCTTTTATATAAGGATCCAAAAACAAAAGATGAATTTAAAAATGTTGACTTTGAAAAATATTTTATCAATTTAATGAAGAAAATCGATGGTTTGAATACTCTTCTCTTCTATCCTGTAGAAATTGTAGCAATTATGAGTTTATTACAGGCGGCTCTCAATGAGACAAGAAGTGATGATTTTAATTATCGTTCTTACCGAAAATTGATACTAGATGCGCATTCGTTAGTAGACAAAATTAATTCTAGGAGTTGATTCTATGGTTACTGCAGAAATGTACAAAAATTATTTGTCATCATATGGCAGTAATCTAGCTCAGGTAAAGAAAAATCAGTCTGATGCAATTATGAATAATTCTTTTACTGCCGATGCACAATATAAAAGAGTTTATATTTTAACAAAAGATGGATGGAAATGGGAAGATGCTAAATATCAACGTCATGCCAAGCTTTCCATTCTTAAAGATGCAGTGGATTATTATTTACAATTTCGGCCTAAAGTACATTATCCAATAGGAAGTTATGTGTTTGTTCCTGATGATACTGACTTCGATATTAACATATCTGGGCACGAACTTGATAATCCGCTCTCACTTCCAGACGAAAGAATTACACAACTGTGGTTTATTGTCGGTAGAGATGATGCGAATGCTTTTGTTAGATATAATATATTAAAATGTAATTGGAAATTTCAATGGATTTACGATAACAAATTATATAAATGTTGGGGTTCAAATAGATCAGCTAATAGCTACACAAGCGGTCGTTGGGATGATCAATATACATCTTCGCTTGATAATCTGACAGCTGCATGGCTTCCAGATATTTATTATGCGTATGGTAATAATTTATATGATTTAGGACTTAGTGACGATCGTACTATTATGCACGAACAACGTTTTATGCTTACGAATAACATTCTTGATCCAAAAGTCTATCAGGTCACAAAAATAATAGATCTTAATCCTTCTGGAGTAATTAAACTTTCCATAAAACAAGATGAATTGAATAAAAAAGTTGATAATGTTCAACTTAGAATTTGCAATTATTATAAAGGTTCTGGTGATCAAAAAACAGAGATTATTCAGAAACCTCAAACAATGATTACAAGTTCACAAATTGAATGGATGTATCTAAATGACGATGGTGAAATCGAGCCATTATTGGACCGTTCAAAACAGTTTCTTTATATTGGAAAAAATTCATATTTTGAATATAAACTTCCTTATGCCGATCTTACTTCTGAATGGAATATTAGTCTTGTTGACAAAAATTCCGAATATACAGAAGAAGAAAAATCATATTATGAAGGATTAATAAAATTGACTGTAATGGATAATGTCACTATATCACTTAAGCCTGGAAAAGCTCATAGTTTAATAGGTAAAAGATTTAATTTATCAGCCACAGATAATAATGGAGACAATCATTCTTCTATTGAAGTGGAGGTGCAATTAGATGAATAGAGATATATCACATATTACACGAGATCTTGAAAATAAGAAAAATAATGACATTATTTATAAAAAAGATAAACTGTTAAAACTATTCAATGAGGATCCTGATCTTAATGAAATTTTAGGAAAAAAAGATAAACGCCCGTTGAATAAATATACAGATAAAAATAATCCCACAGCTCAAGAACTAAATGAGCGAAATTTAATCATTGAATATAATAAACGAGTTGATAAGAAGCAAATTCTTCCTATATTAAAACTGAATGGTATTAATAAAGAAGTATTAAATTTTATTATGTTTGATATAAATGATACTGATACATCATATTACAATAAGGCTATGAAAATACAAACACTTATAGTTATGTGTTTAGTTCATGAAGATGATCTTGATACAGAATATGGGATTGTACGAACAGACTTATTGAGTTATATCGTAAAAGATCTTTTATGTTGGACGAATTCTTTGGGAAATCAACTTAAATGTATAGATGATTATGGAGATATTATTGACTCTAGGTATTATTGTAGAACGTTGAAATTTGAAATTGAATGTCCTAATAATTTATATGCAGGAATGAATAACAAATATGACAATTTCCAAAGAATCTGAAATTGATGCACTGAAATTATATTTTGGTGAACCATTTGTTATCGAAAATGACACATATAATGACATTATAATTAATCAACCTACAATAGGAGACATTATAAAAAGTGGTGAGAAAAAGATTTATTCTACTATAAATATTTTTATTGCTAATCCTACTATGTATCGCATGCAATTATGGGATCTTGGTATTGATTGGAATAAAATGTCTGACTTTTCTTTGTTTTGTATGCTTGTTCCAAGTATAGACTCAAAATCTACAAAGTTACTATTCGGTGACTTGAATTTCCAATTGTTTCAATTGCAACAAACACAAACAGAAGACGGGGAACCGTTTTTTTATTTACTTAATGAAGAACAAAATGTTCAGATAGATGAAGCCGCATATCTACAGATGGCTTCATATTTAAGAGCTATGTTCAACACTTACCCAAAAGTGGAAAAAGCTAGGGGAAAATCTACAAAAGAATGGATGATTGAAGAAGATCGCATGAGCTTCGAACAACACAAAAATGATGTTTACAAATCCACTCTTCTACCACTCATATCTACTTGTCTTAATCATCCCGGTTTCAAATATAAAAAAAATGAATTACGTGAAGTTGGCATTGTTGAATTTATGGACAGTGTTCAAAGATTACAAGTTTATGAATCTTCTACTGCTTTACTTAAGGGTATTTATAGCGGCTTTGTTGACGCTTCAAAGATTGATAAGAATGAACTTAATTTCATGAGAGAAATTTCTCTCAAAAATTAATTTCTATATACAAAAAATTTAAAGGAGGAAATCATAATGGGATTTACATTAGATGATATCGTAATCGACCGTGTTCAGTATGGATATGCTGAAGATCTTAGCGGAAATCCATTATATGCATTAACTCAGCTTCAGGATGCAACTATTAATATCAGTGCTGAGTCAACAGATGCAACAGATAATCAGGGTAACCTGATCAAACGTTTCTGGAAGGCCAAAACAGGTGAGTTTACTGCAAATAATGCAATGATTAACCTGAACGTTATTGGCGCTGCGTCTGGTGAAGGTAAAAGAACTGCTTCTTCTACTAATAAAATTAAAATGCCAAAAATTATTACTGTAAAAGCTGGTGCAAAAGCAACATTAACAGGAGTTGTTGATGGTACTGTAAAAGTAAATGCTTTCAGCGCAAATGGTTCCATGGGTACTGCATATGAGAAAGATACCGCTGCTGCAACAGATAAATACGCTCTTACAGAAGGGGGAGAATTTACACCACCTACAGCTGCAGGCGTAGATACTTACATCGTTATGTATGAAAGAGAAGTTGAATCTGGTGTTGCTATTACTAATAAGGCAGATAAGTTCCCGCAGACAGTAAAGCTTACTTTAAAGGCTCTTGCTGTTGATCCATGTCATTCTGACGTTCTTAAAGGAGTGTATATTGTACTTCCATCATTCCAGGTATCTCCTGAAATTGAAATCTCTCTGACAACTGACGGACAGCTTGCTTACTCTGGATCTCTTCAGGTAGATTACTGCTCTGCTGATAAAGCTCTTTATCACATTTATTGGGCTGATGAAGACGAAGAATAATCATTAGATAATATAATATTATTCTAATTACGGTCGGTATGTGTCATAGCATACCGGCTGTTTTACTATCCATATTCAAGGAGGAAAACATGGTTAAGAAAAATAACAAGAAATGCATTTTATGCGGAAAAACATATACATATTGTAGTCGCTGTGAAGAATTCGACCATCTTCCAAGATGGATGGAGATTTATTGCAGCGATAATTGCAGAACAATCTTTAATACATTAACAGAATATAATGCTGAAAACATTACAGCTAGAGAAGCTGCTGAAAGAATGAAAGATTGTGATATGTCTGATGTCAGTAAATTTCATGAAGTAAATCAGAAAATGATTGCAAAAATTCAGAAAGAAACTGCTGATATTAAATTACAGAAGATCTCAGAAAAAGATATTGTTGAGCCGGATTCTGTAGTTGACGAAGAAAACAGCGAGGAAATTGAAACTCGTAAACCAGTACGTACAAGAAAACGTAAATAGTATTTGAATAGTGATTTTTTAGGGGTATGTCTCACTATTCGAGACTACCCCTTTTTTCACTTTTAAGGAGTAAAAGGAATATGAGAATACAATCAAATTTGAAGCCGCGTGATTATACGGAGAAAGAAGTCTGCAGGATTATAAATCCGAAGCAGCGTGATTTATATATTAAACATAGAGTATTTCCGATAGATATGTATCCAAGTGTTACGGATGACGGAAAAGATATTATTGTTTACATCTTTTTAATTGAAGAAACCAAAGAGCTGTTTCAGCAATGGCTTAATCATACACTTGAATAAGGAGAACTCTACATGAAAGAAAAAATTTTAGATAAACAGGTTTTAAGATATGTTATCGCCACTACTGTTTCTGGCAAACCAACATATCTCAAAAAGAAATTGCAAAAAATTGAATACAGTTTTGTAACAGATATTGATGACGCTACTAAATGCTCATCTTATGCTATTGCAGAGGCTGTAAGAAAATACTACGAACATGACACTCGTGATACTAATGCAGGATTGATTATTATTCCGGTTGTTATCAGTTATGAATTAGTAAAAGAGGTTTAAATATATGGATAAATCAATTATATTGACAATTGATGATTTTATATCAGTGAATCACTATTTGGCATATAGAGCCATTATGAAAAATGGTAAACCAATGGCTATGAGTTATAAAACTCAAGAAGCCAAAAAATTCCAAACAGAATTTACTGAATATGTGAAACGACAAGCAAAAGAACAAAATTGGGAAACAGACCCCAATCCTATGCAGCACTACTATGTAGATGCTGTTTTTTATTTTCCAAGAATTGATATGGACACAAATAATTATTGGAAAGTTGCATTTGATGCAATCACTGACTCAGGTGTTATTTGGGTAGATGATAATATGGCTTGCGAACGAGTTATAAAAGTATTATACGATGCTAAAAACCCACGTATTGAATACACCATTTATAAGACTAATTTTATTGGTATTTTTGATAATATTGATCAGATGAATGCCTTCGAATCAACTTGTAAAAATTGCAAAAGATACTGTCGAAATTGCTCTATTTTAAGAAAAGCAAAAGAAGGACGTATCCAAGAAGAAATTCAAAATAATGTCTGTTCTAAATATAAGGAATGATTTTTATGTGGACAGACAATGAAAAACAAATATTGATTGAAAATTATCCAATAATGACAACTTCGGAACTTATGATTTTATTAAATAAGTCAGAAGGACAAATTAGAGGGACGAAAGAACGGTTAGGGCTTAACCAAAAACTTAATGTTTTTACTAATGAAGAAAAAGAATTGATACGAAAATTTTACGAAGAAAATTCAGAACAACTAAATTTGGATGATTTTGCCAAAAAGCTAAATCGTCCTAAGACATCAATTTGCAGGTACGCTAACAAAGAGGGATTAACAAAATCATCAAGACCCATGACAGAATTAAAGAAGAAAACTCTTTCAGATAAAGCCAAAGAATTTATTTTAACTGAAAAATATCAAAAAGAGATTTATCCGAATCAAGTAGCATTACTAACATATTATGCTCAAAATGAACATCCAAAAGGTATGTTAAATAAACACCATACTGATGATGTTAGACAGAAAATGTCAAAATCACATATTGAATTGGCAAGAAACATGACAACCGAAGAAAAGCATGATATTGCTATGAAAGCAGTTCAAACAAGATTACATAATGGTGGGTATAATACTACTTCTAATGCGTATTCCAGATGCAAAGGTGGCATTAGATCTGATTTAGATTGTTATTTTAGGAGTGTATGGGAAGCTAATGTTGCTAGAATCTTAAATTGTAAAAATATTAAATGGGAATACGAAATAAAAAGATTCTTTTTTGAAGAAATAGTAGATGGTGTAGCAAGTTACCAGCCAGATTTTTACTTGCCAGAATATGATAAATGGATTGAAGTAAAAGGCTGGATGGATCAAAAAAGTAAAGTTAGATTGAAATTGTTTCAAGAACAATTTCCAGATGAATATAACAAATTAATTTTAATTGATGAAAAATACTATAACCAATTAAGAGCTGATTACTCTTATATTGAAAATTGGGAAAAATAAGGAATAAAAGGAGATTTATTATGAGCGAAATAAATAAAGTTAATTCAGATACAATTGAAAGAAAAATTGATGTTCCAGAGTTTATCAGACGATATAATCTCTTGAAAACAGATGAACAGCGAGATGAATTTGTTAGAAATATTATTTGGAGAACATATTGCCCTGTTTTAGAAAAGAAACTTGTTCTTCAGACCATACTCGAAAAGTCTATTACTACTGGAAAAAATGGGGTTCAGTATATTGATATGTTTTTATCTAAAATCAATATGACTACTACTATCCTTATTTTATATACAAAACTGAATATAGTAAAAACTGATGATAGTACTACAAATGCATTTCAAGATTATGATTTATTATTTGAAAATAATCTCATGAATAAAATTTGTGAAATTATCGGAGAAAGAGAATTGTCTGAACTTATGAGTATTAATAGTTTGCTTATGGGTAATTTCCATGAAGAAAATAAAAATATCGAAGCATATGTTGCGAAATATACAGAAGCATTTGCTACTACTGTTGGTATGTTTGCCAACGAAGGTATTTCTGAATTAATGAAATATGTAAAGGAAAATGGAATTAAACTTGATTTGAAATAAATTATAGGAAGGGGGCATTTGATATGACAATAGAGGAATTTGCTCGAAGGATAAAAAAATTAATGGCTGATATCCCACAGCCATTTTCAAATTATTTGGCTGAAGCTATAGCTCCAGAAGTTAAAGCCAAAGTTAAAGAAATATTTGATAAATGGGTTAACAATTATTATGCGAGTTATTCCCCAATATATTACAGCAGAACATATGGATTAAGAGATGCATATGTTTGTGAAGTATACGGAAATCTTCTTGTATTTGAATCAGATGCCTCTTTACTAAATGGATCTCATAGAGTAAGCAATGAATATATTTATGACCGTATGTTTTTTGAAGGATGGCATGGAGGCGCTGATAAAGGAGAAGGTCATCCGGCGCCAGGATCATTATATTGGAGATCTCCATTTAAAGAGTATACACATTGGGGAGCTATGGCTGCCTCATCTGCTGCTCCTGGACCTAAAATTCAGTCAGACGTAAAAAACTATTTTAAAAGTGGAGAATGGCATAAAAAAGTAGAGGCTGTAGGGATAGATCTACTTATAAATCGTTATGGATTATAATATAAAGGTTGGTGAACAATACATATGGCAAAAATAAGAGAAGAACTTGAAATAGTAAGTAGTGACGATCTTAATTCATTGCTTAATAGATTAAATAAATTAAAAGATGAAATTAAGGATACTAACAATACAACAGTTAAGCCTAAGACAGATTCGTCAGAAATTGATAAAGCTAATATAAAATTAGACAATTTAAGAAAAAATGCTCAAAGTGGAATTGATGCAAAAGTAAATGTTCAACTTGATGCTTCTGATTTAAAGAGGCTCAATAATCTCCCAACTGCAAAAGCAAAAGTGGATTTTCTAGTAAATAAAGGCACTATCAGCAAAAGCATTGGTAAAGATTTACAGGCCGCTATTGGGAAAGCTTATTCAGATGTCAGTAGAAAATTCAAAGATTTTCCAGGGCTAGATAAAGAGCCTAATATATCTCTTGATAATTTCATGAAAAGAGTTCCTGAATTATCAGCTCGTCAAAGAAGTGGCATAATTCAGACACTTACGGATAAGGGCATAATATCAGATAAAAATATTCCTGAATCATACGAAACTGTATATAGATTAAAAAGCTACTTAGAAAATGCTAAAAAAGCAGTATCTAAAACTATTCCGTCCGAGGCGTTTACTGCCCCGGATCTTTCTTTATCTGCAACAGAATATGGTAATGCAATTAATGAACAAGTGAAGCTCGTACAAAATGTACTTAATGCTTCTAAGTTTTTTGCTGATTTAAGTTCTAAAATGAATGTTAAAGCTTCTGCAAAAGTTTCACCTGAAGAAATGTATAAATTAATGGGCGTTGGTTCTGAAAAGGCTGATACAGGTAACTATGTTGCTTATCTGGCAGATCAGATTGCTAAGAAAGCAAATGTATATGATATTATCGATCAGGTTGTAACGGGCGCTCTGGATCCGACGCAGATCAGTCAAAAAGATATTGCAAATAGCATTTCAAAAATTACTAAAAAGAAAGAATCTACACCTAAGGCTTCTTCTACTGGTAAAACTAAAAAAAAAGTAAAACCTGTTATTGATGATTCTGATGACTCAGATCGACCAGAAGGAAATATTGAAAAATTATATGATGAATTAAAAGATGCATATAAAAATTTTGTAGAAGCAAGAAAAGCAAGAAAAACAAATAGTATTCATCCATCTGATTATGCTTTAAAAAGTGCAGTATTTAGAGAAGCGTATGCAAAAGTAGCACCACATTTATTTGATGATGAGAAAGAAAAATTTGTTGGTTCAAAACCTATGAGTCAAGAAGTAGCACAATTAGCTGCTGATTCTACAAGAAAAACAGTAGAACAGATTTATTCGATAAAGAAGCCGCTTAAAGATCTGGGTTATTTAGGGAATAATCCCGATGTGTCTAAAATATTCGATAGAATTTCCAACAGAATTATTAAAATTAATGCCGATAAACTCAATAACCGCGATAATGAAAATGGCGATACTGATGAAATTATAAAAAATATTGGAGTAATGAATAAATTAGCAAGTCAGCTTGAAGATATGATTCATGCTGACGGGCATGTGGATTTTGCTATTAAAAATCTTCCTACTATTACGAAACCAGCTACTACTGCTTCATCGTTACTTGATAATTCTGATATTAAAAAACAGACAGAAGAAACTGCAGATGCTATTACTAGAACAGCAGATCAAGTTATTGATGCAAAATCCAAAGAAGTTGATGCTGTTGTTGCTGCAAATGATAAAATTGCTGAGTCCGAGAAGAAAGTAACAAATCAAGTTACAGATGCTGCAAAAGAACAGAACGATACAATCAAGACTGTATCTGGATTAAAGAATAGTAATTCTAATTTAACAAAAACCCCTGTTACTCCTCCAGAATTAGATGGTTTAAAACAACTTTCTCAAAGGGAATTTGGCGACGCTCAGAAATATATTAAGGTGTATGAAGATACCAACAGAACTATATATACCCTCACTCAGACATATAAAAAACAGTTCGATGCTAATGGTAATCTCTTAGCTGAGGGATATGAAAATGCTATTGCATATTATGATAGTTATGAGAAACTTGAGGGAGAAGCTGTTAAATTAAATAAAAAGATTAACTCTAATTATGCGAAGCTTGATACGGAGAAATATAAATCCACTGATAAACAGAATCCTAATCTTCTTAAGAAGTTGCAAGATGATATCAAATCTGATCAACAAGACTTATCTGAATTACATAGAATTGCAAGATTAAATGCATCTCTTCCTGATAACGATTATATGTATCAGAACTTTACTCAAGCACTTCGAAAAGGATCTGCTGAATCTGCCAGATCACTATCTGCAACTCGTAAAACAAATCGTGATAATTTCAATGTAAAAAAAGATACACTAAATACGGATATTTCTAAACAGATTTCAGATATAGAATCTCTTGGACAGGCTGGTACTATTGCTGCTGGAAAACTTCAGGGTATACAAAAAAGTTTATCTACTATTACTACTCCTGCTGGGTTAGAGAACGTTCAAAAACAAATCACAGATATTAATGAACAGTTTGATTCAAATAAAGCTCGTGAATCTGCTTTAAATTATGTACATAATCTGGAACAGGGATTGACCGGGAAGCAGAATGTTGTTATTGGCACTAAAAATGCTTCTGATAATTTTGCTGATAGTATTAATAAAGTAAATGGCACATGGACTGGACCGTTAGCTAATTTAGATAAAACATTTAAATTTAATCGTAATACTACTGCGACAGAAATTGACGGATATATTGCTGATGCAAAAAAACTTGGAGACATAGGTAAAGCATCAGCGGAAGCGTTTTCTCATTTAAAAACAAATCTCGAAAGCTGTTATACAGAATCTGGATTAAAACAAATCCAAACACAAATGCGCGGAATTTCTAAAGAAATGTCTACTGCAAAAAAACAGGCTGATGAGGCTGCAAAAAATTCAGAAACTGCAAAAATAAATGATCAGTATACTCAGATTATGTCAGATATGTCTAATCTTGAGAAGAAAAATAAAGAACTTCGTACTGCTTTAAAAAGTGATAAAAATTCTGATTATATCAAAAATATTACTGCAGAACGTGATGCTTATAAAGAAGCAGTTAAAGGTGCCGACGAGTATATTGAAAAGCATAAAGAAGTTATTGGCGATAAGAATGTAAAAAAATATAATACAGCTAAAAGTCGTGCGAATCAAATTGAAACAGATATTGAAAATGATATTGCTGCTCAGACAAAAGCAATTGATAAAGAAGCATATACAAATAAGTATACTGCTGCTATTGCCGATGTGAAGGCTTTAGGTGAGGCTTATAAAGAGCTTAATAATATTCAAAAAGAGGCATTCTCTAAAAAATCCGGACAATCTGCCACTACTTTAGATGATTATAATCAGAAAATTGTCGAAGCTCAGAACAAAATAAAATCTTTAACTACTAAAGTACAAGATTTTCGTAACAGAGTATGGAGTTCTGATGCCACTCAAGCGGATAAATTAAATCAGAAAGTATTTGATAACTATGAAAAGCAATTCGATAATATGTCAAATACTAAAAACAATTATGAGTCTGATTTAGTGGAAGCGATGAAAACTGCATATCAATTAAAAAGATCTACAGAAGCAAAACTTTTAAAATCTGCTACGAATACCTCATTAGATGTTGGTCAGATATCAGAATTAAAAGGTAAAAATGGATATGCGACGCAATTATATGCTTCATTGCGAGATCAAGTCGTCGATCAGTTTGGTAAAGATTTCCAACAGCAAGCAATTTTGGGATTAAAAACAAATGCTAATAATCAGCGAAATGATATTTTGAATACAAATTTCAAAACTCTTTCAAATGATATAGATCAGTATGTTTCTAGTGTTACAAAAGCAGGACGTGCTTCTAAAGGATTTCAACAAAACTTTTCTGGACTTTCAACAGATCTTGTAAACTTACAAAATACTTTTTCAGATCCTTCTAAACTAAATTCACAAGGTGTTACAGATTATTTTGATCAAATGAGTAATATAGCTCAACGTTTTGGAAATTTAAAATACACTTATTCAAATGGACAAGGAAAAGCAGAACTTGACTTTACTCAGGCTCTAGGCGAAATAAATGGAGAAAAGGCTGTAGGAAAAAACAGTAATTATTTTAGATTAGCCGGAGAATATGTTCAAAGCTATAATAATATATGGGATAAATACAATAAAGACATTGAACAGTTTGCTGAAGGAAGCGAAGAAAGAAAGAAACTGACCACACAAGCGGAAAAAGATTCTGAAGATGTTGTAAAAAGTATGCAGAATCTTGCTAAGAATGCTTCTAAGTATAATCAGGTAACTGATAAAGGTACGGAGCTTGATTTCACATCAAATAGAACTCGTAATACGAAAGATGCTTCCGCATTTTTAAGTCAGTATGCTGCTTCTATTGGATTAACTTCAGAAATTTCTACGAAAATTAATGAAGCGACTGGACAGGTAACAAAAACATTTACTGATATTTCTGGTAATACAGTAACATTAACTGGAAATATTGATAAGCTTAATAATTCTTTACGAGTAACTCAATCACTAACGTCTAAAAATGGATCGGGAATGTCTTCATTTGGTAATACACTTAAAGGTATGGTATCAGGAAACTTTAAAGGTGCTATTGCAGATATTGCAAGTTATGTTTCTTATTTCCAGGTGACCATGAAAGCAATTCAGCAGGCCAAACAAGGCTTCAATGATTTCTTAAATTTTCAAAAAGACTTAACAAATATTAGTTACACAATGAATTTATCACCGGATCAATTACAGAATCTTGGTACTTCTGCAATTGATATGGCAAAAGATTTATCAATGTCATTAGATAATACTATGGACATTTATAAAATCTATGCGAATATGAATACTACTGCTTCTGAAATTCAGCAGACAGCTAGACCAACTGCTATCTTAAGTAACTTAAGTGGTGTTGATGCCTCTACTGCTGCCGATCAGGTACAGGGTATTTTACAGCAGTTCCATATGTTAGAAGATGGATCTACTACTGCTGCTGATGCCTCTATGCATATTGTCGATGTTCTGGATAAAGTTTCCGGAAGTGTGGGAATTGATTACGCTAAAGGTATCAAAATTATTTCTGATGCTGTACAGGCTTCCGGTCAGGTTGCTTATGATGCAGGTATGTCATATGAACAGCTTGCAGCTATTACTGCTAAAGTATCAGAAAGAACTCGTGAAGATGGATCTTCAATTGGTAATGCTTTGAAGACAATTATCACAAGAACTACAAAAGTCGGTAAAATGCCACAATACGCCGACGAAGTTGACAATGCAGCTTTATCTAATGCTTCTGCATCTCTGCATGCTATAGGTGTAGATGTTTATAATCCGGATGGATCTGATCGTGGTATCATTACTGTTATGTCTGAGCTTAAAGATAAGTGGGACGATTTAACTGATGCACAGCAAGCCAAAATTTCGTACGACGTAGCAGCAACACGCCAGACGAGCAAGTTCAAGTCCATGCTGGATGCATTCACAGACTCCATGTCATTGGCAGAAGAAGCAACAACCGCAAATGGTAATGCTGAAGCTAACCAGGAAAAATACATGGAATCAACCGCTGGTAAACTACAAGCAATCAAAACACAGATGCAGGATTTCTGGGTTAATTTCTATAATTCAGGGACTGTAAATGGTGTTCTTGAATTTGTACATAGTTTAACAGAAGGATTTACGTCACTTGAAAAAACACTTGGACCAATACCGGCATTACTTACTGCTGTATTTGCAGCAATGACAGTAAAAAATGCAACAATGGCAGGATTAAAATTCCTGAGTGGTGGAGGTCTTGCAACAGTCGTAGGTTGACCCAAAAATCTAAGGGTCACACGTTATTTTCCGATTTTTAACAATGAGCCTATCTACATAGAGATTCATATCAATGTGTGGAGAATAGCGACTTAAAATAAATAGAGGATTAATACGTCGAATTCACTATTCTATGCTGATTGCATAGTGAAATGGGCGAAAGCTCGTGACAACGCACGTACCAACCTGATTTACGATTTAGTCATATGTGAAACGTTAGTAACAATTACGCAAGTAATGACGAGGGAAACATATTAATAATCAGGAGGAGTAGAGAGAGCACCCTTCCTCGGAGTATATTATATATACTTTTAATGAATGTTCCATGAGCGGCACTTCTCTTCTGCCGAATCGCTTTATGCGAAAGAGAGAAATTATATTTGATAAAAGAAAGACACCGCGGTGATCAAGCGCAGTGTCTGTAAGATAAGCTTTGAATTTTAAATTATTGAAATTTAACATTTAAAACTTTAATTGTGTGGGTTTCACCCCACACTACCAGAGTTGTATTTCTACTTCTCCGGTGTCTCGCTTGCAAACTCGCAATTAATATCAATGCTCTGTTCTTTCAGGTTTATTGATGTCACGAGTTTTGTTGGATTGTGCTGGAACACCATCCATAAAGCTGCAAGTAATACTAAAACCGTAAAGAATCTTTTAATTGCTATCTTTGCAAGCTTAAATTGATGTTCTTCTTTCTTCATGTTCCACCTCCCTTCTGCCATATGGCTAAAGTAAATATAAGTGGATTTTGATTTCGGACAGAACATCCGATTTTGATATTTATGATTGTAGGTGTGTGCAAAGCCGAGGCACACTCTCGGCTATCCTACAATTAGTAAATATATCACTAGACTTTATTGTTGTAAAGTCAGAACGTAAGTTCATTCTTTTTCATATGTCATGCACCCAATGATTAGATATCGTTTTGTCCTGCCATATTCTTCTGAATCAGTTTGGGCATAAAGTGTGTAGATGTTTTCAAAAGGTTTCGGAACAGGTTTTTTACAAAACGGAGCCGAATGTAAATTTTTTCCATACGGATCTAATTCTTTTCTAAAATTGTCAAGAAAATTCTGTTTTTTGGTTTGTATTTCATAATCCGACCTATTCTTCAGGTCTGACATTGTAATAGAATATTCTGTTTGACAATATTTGCCAGGAAAAATATCTTGAATGACAATAACTTCACATCCACATATGTCAAGAATTAAAAATGGTTTACAGGAATAATAAAATTCTGTGAATACCCATCGTGTACTTCCATATGAGTTCATTGATATGCTATTTTCAGGAGTAACTGTTAATGATAAATTTGCAATATTTTTATGTAACGCTTTCGTATAAATATCTTTGACCGGTTTATACTTTGCATATTTGCTTTGTGAGACAGAAATTAATTCTTGAAAATCGTCTGGCAGATTTGAATTTATGTGTCCAATCATTCTTATACTAAGGCTTATATAATCAGGATCAGATATTGATAAACCATTATTATGTACCAGAATTTTCCTTAGAAGTTTTTTATCGACAATTCGATAATCTTCCCAGAGAGTATTTGATTCTTCTTTTAATTTTAGAACATCTGGAGTATTAATTTCATCCCAAAATGATTGCTTAATTTGTTTTTGAGATTCACCGATTTCTATAATCTTTTTTATTCTATTGATTTCTTCTGGGCTATAATTTTCAGTATACATATGTACTCCATTCTGAAAGTAGGTGTTTATATGATTAGCTTAACAAAAAATAATAACATTATTATTCCGTCTCAGATTCAGTTTGAAAACCAATTTGCCGTCTTGGGGCTTCTGGAATCTCCTTTGGCTGCGCGCTTAAGAGAAAATCCAACTGATTTATATGTTGTATCAGTTTCTGCGGTTTGCCGTAACTGTCCTCTCCGTAAAACACGATTAGGTTGTACCCAATGTAGCCGACTTTGTTGACAATTATATTAACTGTTTCTCCAAAATGAGCTACTGCAAGAACCATATCATCTTCGTCTGGTAACGATTCTTGATAAGAACATAATGCCTCATATAGTTTTTGAGCGATTACAGGAGCAGTATTTTCATTCTGAATATCAGCAGATAATTCTTGTTTCATATGAAGTCTACGTTCTTCTACATTTTCATAAAATCCATTTACAATATTATGCATATTCATAGTATTTCCTCATCTTCCTGGCCACCATTTGTGACCGCACTTCTGGCAGAGATTTTTCTTTTGAGATGCACCAATCCAGCCAAAGAGTCCGTAACCTTGTTCTTCTGTTGTAACAGATGTAGAACCACAACGTGGACAACGGACGACGTTTTGAGATGTTGCTGATATTAGTTTTGATCGGTTGTATCCTTCGGGTTTGTATTTATCAGTATCGAATGAAAATGATTCGAAATCTTTTTTATAACATTTTGCAATAAATTTATATGTTAAATATGCTTTAACATCAGGCCATTTCAAATTTTCTTTTACGTATTGAATCAAATCTAATCCGCGATATTCACAATTTTTTAATTCTTGATAATTATAAGATGTAGGATATTTTTTAAATGTAGATTTACAATATTGATATATTAACTCTTGATCTTCAGGACTATACGCTTGATACATTTCTTTTAATTCTGTCATGTCATAGCTACGCCCATTTATATTTACATAAAATTTCTTACTTGCGGTATTGGATGGTAACGGACATCCGCAGTGAATACACGCCGGAGCTTTATCAGAAACCTGCCCCCCGCATTCCGGGCATTTAATAAGTGCCATAATATTACCTCCCTAAAAAGTTTTTGCTTTGAATATTATAACATAACATATTATATCATGTCATTAAATAAAATCGGGAAAGCTACTACATTAGCAAAAGCTTTAGATTCTTTTAAGTTAGGAGGATCAATAAGTGACACCATTTCATCATTAAGAGCTTTTGGAAACGTTAATGATGCAGCAAAATATTTAGCTAAAAATAGAGGAAGTCTACCTGACGCTACGTCTATTTGGATGTTGCAACAAGCATATGGCAAAAATTCAATGGTAGAAGAAACAATGCAATCAGAACTTTCTAAGAATCAAATTGTTCAAAATGAAGGCATTGGTAAAAGTGCTGGGTTATTTGCATCATTTAAAAATGTTGGTTCAGGTATTGCAACAGTATTTAAATCAATTGCTCCGATGATGATTCCTCTTATTATTGGTGCAGTAGGTATTAAAGCAGGAAAAATGCTTTGGGATAATGTACTCACTGATAATGCAGCACAAAAGAATCTACAAGAATCAGTACAGAAATATAAGACTGAAAAATCAGATCTTGACAACCTTCAATCACAAAAAGAAACAAATAAACAACGTGTTTATGAATTAAGAGCTAAAAGCAATCGTACTTCCGCTGAAGATAACGAATTAAATAATTTACTTAATGAGGATTCTATTTTAGATACACAAATAGGATTAAAAAAAAGAACCGTTACTTCCGCTCAGAAACAGCAGGCTCTTGATGCAAAAAAAGCTTTAGAAAAGCGAACCTTCCAAGGAGAACTTTTTGGCAAATCACCATATCCAGTATATCAAGATACTAATATTGGATATGCTCAAAAATTAATGAGTGGGCTTGAGGATGAAAAACAAGCTAGAAAAGATGTCCTTAATAATAAAGAATGGTCATCAGAACGAAAAGAAGCTGAATTAAAAGCGAAAGATAAAACAATCGCATCATATGAAACTGAACTTGCTGATGTTATGTCAGATATCTCAAGTAATGCACAGGATCTTTATGATGAAGATGGAAATTTGATTGACAAGAAAAATACACAAGATCTTGCAAACAATATCAATGATTTATTTAAAGCGTATTCTATGTTAACCAATTCTTCTGATTATGTTTCAGATAAAATGGATAATATTTTTGCTTTAAGTAAGTTTTCCAATCTAAAAGATAAGTTAATCGAAGCTGGAAAATCTGGTGGAACGGATGCTATTAAGGATTTAATTAGTCAAACTAAAGATCTTGATGAAGCTATGAGCAATGCTGGAATTGATGCGGATGATTTGGCAGATGGAATTATGGCGATAGCTGATCCTGATGCTAAAAATCTTGAAGGCATCAAGGATAATCTTAAAGATATTTTTGGCAAAAAATATAGCTTCTTTAAAGATAAAAACGACGAAGATATTGAAGGATTCTGGGATTATCTTCAGGATAATAATCTTAACCCAGAAAAAATGAAATGGGGTAAAAAAGATATCTCTGATAATTGGGAAGATTATCTTAATTCTAAAAAATCTACCGAAATTGTTGATGACACGACTTTTGCTTCTCGTTTCAAAAACTCCGCTGAAGATACAGCAACTGATCTCGACACAATAACTGACAATTTCCAGACAGATATGTCAAATATCAAATCTTCAATGGATTCTATCAAATCCGGTACATTCCAGAATTCAGATGTTACTGACCTTATTCAACAGTTCCCGGAACTTGCCACAGAAACTGATAATCTGCAACAGGGATTACAGAACCTAGCATTTGATAAAGCAAGTGATGCTATCGGTAAAATCAGAGATTCTGTAAAAGATGTAACTGATCCGAAACAGCTTGCTGCCGCTGATAAATATATTCAGAGTATTATGGATACTATGGATCTGAGCGGATTTGATATGAGCAATGCTAAGTCTGCAATTCTTGGTAATTTAACAAAGAATTTAGCAGACAAACATATGGCCTCTGTTACAACACCAAATCTTGTAAATCAGTTAATGTCAGAATATGGAAATGATGAAATTGCAGTTCAAGCAATTATGAAATTGTCACTTGATCCATCAATGGCAAATGCTGATCTCGACACTTGGAAATCTAAAATTGAAGATACTAAAGTACAGATTCAGTTGGATACTTCAGCTAAAAATCTGGATAATCTCTCAAAAGAACTAACTCGTCTTCAAACTGATGCTTCCAATCAGCAGACAAGACTAAACAATAAATCTGCTTATAATATGAAAGCTACTGCTTCAGATTACACCAATTTAATTGAAAATGGTGACAAACAGATTGAGAATCTTAATAATCAGATTAAAGAATATCAGAATAATATCGATGCTTTGAAAAATAGCAAAGGCTTATCTCCTCTTTCTGATGAAGATAACGAACAAATTAAGCAGTGGCAAGATCAGATTCAAGCTTCTCAGATGTCTATTGAAAACATGAAGGCTTCTCAGGCCGATTGGACAAAAACAGCATTTAATCTTCCAGTAACTGATATGCAGAACACTGTTACCGCTCTTACATCAGCTATTAGCGAAATGCAGACAGAAACAGGTCTTACATCTGATACTATGGATAGTCTTAGAACACAATTCAGTGATCTAAAAGATGCTCATGTTGATAATGTATTCGATCGCACTGCAAAAGGTTTGAAAATCAACACAGAAAGAATGAAGGATTATCTGGAACAACAAAATGAATTCATGAATTCTGATTTTGCACAACGGATTCAGGATTATCAGGATCAATTATCAGCAGGTAATAAAGATTATACTCAGCAAGGATTAGAAAATCTTAAAAATCTGCAGGCACAGTATTTTGCTCAGTATCAGGAGGCGGCAAAACAATTCTCTGATTTCCAAGCTATGGTTAATGCCGACAATCTTTCTACTGAAGGCAATGAATATACTGCAGCTAAGAGTTATCTGGATAACGCAAAAGATCTGTATGATAAAGGCTTAGTTGGTACTCCTCAGTTTAAAGCAGCTGCAAAATATTTCTCTCAGAATGGTTTTGAAGATGCTGATAATTTCATTGAGAACTACAACAAACTTAAAAATTATTACACTGATGATGCTTCCGGTCCAAAGAGATTTTTAAGCGATCTTGAAGCTAAGGGATTGGCCACTTACAAAACTCTTGAGGATGGAAATCAGCAATGGATGTACTCTTTCACTGATACTCAAGAAGCTGCAGATGCTATGGGTATGAGTCTTGAATCATTCGAATCTATGTTTGGTAGATTGAAAGATTATGGCGATACAAATAATTTTGTATCTTCTCTTGAAGAAGGTGCCCTGAAATCTGAAGAGATTGACGATAAACTCATTGATGCTCAGATTAAAATGGGAAAACTGAAAGCTAGTGGTGCAAATCAATCCGCTCTGGACGATCAACAAGCAGTTATTGACAATTTAATTGCACAAAAAACTGGTATTACTCAGGCTATATCTGATTTCAAAGATGGTACTGTTGATCGTAAGATTCAGGATATCAAGGATGCCAAAGGTTCTATTGACGAATTAAATCAGTACATAAAAGATAATGGTATTGATAAAGATTCTGATTTAGGCAAGAAATATATCGAATCAATTCAGGAACAAGCTAAGAAGACAGGCATTAAATTAACACCTGAATTTGAAGTTGATGAGGCTGCTTATAATGAAATGATCCAGAGTTATGAAGCGAAAGCTAAAGGCTCACAGATCAAACACTTCCAGGATGTCAACGAAGGAATTGAAAGTGGTAATACTGGAGATTACTCTGATTCTGATGTTGAACTGGTTAATAAAATTAAAGATGCTCAGGAACAGAAAAGTGAAGCATTACAGAACGTTATTGATGCTGTTAATTCATTGGATAAAGATCAATGGAATGAAGCAAACCAGATTGAATTAGGCAATGGAGCTTATGAATCTGAAGATCAGGGTATTCGTAATGTTGAAGATGCTCTTCAGGGACTTTCAGATCAATTTGGACTAACAAAAGAACAGGCAACTGCTCTTCTACCGGCTCTTGAAGCTTTAGGTGTTGTTAATATTGATCCTAATGTTGATATGACCGGGCTGGATGAATTGGATCAAGCTACTCAGGACGGAATGGCTTCATTGCGTCAGATGCAAGCAGATGGGGATATTAAACTCTCATTTGATGTGGATAGTAGTATAGAAGGATTATCTGTAGATAAACTACAATCACAAATTGGTGAATTAGAGCATATTAAAGTAAATTTTGACGTAGATTCATCTGAATATAAAGCAATTCAATCTATGATTGATCAACGTGAAATGCAAATGCATGTTCAGATTGCAGTAGATAAAACCGGTGATATTGATAAGTTATTATCTCTTAATGATGAAGAGTTGGCTCAAAAAGCTGAATTGGACGTAGATGTCAATACCGAAGATGGTAAAGCTAAAATCGATGAACTACGTTCAAGTCTTGAATCTTTATCAGGTGATACACCTGCTATATCGGTTAAAATTGACGAAACTCAATTCCAAGCATTGACAAAAGAACAACAAGGCCAAGGAACTGTAACTTTCAAACCAGAACATCACGAAGTAGATGCCTACCTTGCTGAAGAGAAAAAAAGCGAAGGAAAAGTAAAATGGTTTAATGAAACAGGTTTAGTAGATGTTTATGCTGCTACCGAACATTATTCTCATGGTACTGTTCATTGGGGAAATGATATTTCTGCCGTTCAAACTTCATTCACTGCTACCGGAACTGTTAATTGGATAAATTCAGGTGGACCAAGTGGTGGTTTGAGTAAAGAAGTTCAACTCTCAAGTGGTACGTTCAAAGCTAAGTCTACAGGAAGCGCTTACAATGTTTTAAACATCACACCAGCTCATGCAAGTGGGACAAATGTTGCTATTAAACAAGATCAGCAAGCTCTTGTAAATGAAGTTGGTGTCAACGGTCACGCTGAATCAATTGTTCGTGATGGTGTTTGGAGTTTAATTCCTGGCGGTGCTCATATAGAGAACCTGAAAAAGGGCGACATTATATTCTCTACTACTCAAACTGATGCTCTTCTTAAACACGGGGCTATTCAAGGACATGCCAGAGCTTATGCAAGTGGCACTGTTACTTCTCCAGGCGTTATGAAAGCTTATGCTGCTGCTGGTAATACTCCGGGATTCCACTTCCAAGGCGGGGCTGCAACTGTTAAACCTGCCGGATCTGGAAATTCTGGTAACTCCGGTAATTCTGGTCTTCAACATGCAATCGAAGATAATACAGATGCGGTATCAAACAATAGTGATGATACAAGTGACGCAGCTGATGAAGTAAGCGAAGCTCTTCAAAATGTAATCAAGAAGCTGAATGATAATGCTATGGATTGGGTTGAAGTTGCTATGGATCGTCTTGATCGTATAACTTCTAGGTATACAGATCTTGCCGAAAGTGATTATAGTCATTATACAAAAGCTCAAAAGTATTATAATAAAGCTCTTGAAAATACAGATAAAGAAATCAAGGCTGCTAAAGCAAGCATCTCTGTTTATAAAAGGAAGTCCGAAGAAGTTGCAAACAATGGCGAAGTAAGCAAATATCTTACTCCTGCTCTGAAGAAAAAAGTTCAAAATGGCACTATTAATATAGAAACATTGGATGCAAATCAGAAAGCTGCCGTAGAAGCATATAAACAGTGGTACGACAAGTATCTTGATGCCGTTCAAAAATATAGAGATAAGAAAACTCAGGAACTTGATTTAGCTAAATCTAAAGTTGATAATGTTTATGATTCCTATGATCTGATCATTAGTAAGCGTAAAGCTAAAGAGGAATATTATGCAGCTAAAGCTGAAAATCGTATAAAGAGCGGAAAATCTCAAAAAGTCGGTTCGGTATATTGGAAAGATCTTAAAAAACAAGTAAGTTATGCTCAATATCAGAAAGACTGGATGTTAAAAGAAAGAGATAAAGTTCAGCAAAGCATGACAGATTATCTTAATGTGAATGGTCATAACAAAAAAGATAAAGCTTATCAGGAAATGAAGAAAAATCTAACTGATTTGAACACGTCTATTGTTGAGGCTGATACACACATCCAAGAAACTAAAGCTGCTCTTGAAGAAACCAGAGAGAACTTAAAGCAATGGCAAATTGATCGTTGGGAAAGAGCTGGTGATAAGCAGGACGCTTCTCTTAGTTATAAAAAGAATGCTGATGATATTAATTATCAGCTTTCAGCCAATGATTATGAAGAGCGTTTGAAAACTTATGATAAAATTATTCGTGCTGATGAAGAGAAAAGACAACTTCTTGCAGAAGAAATTGCAGCAAATCAAGCCAACGGTGGAGCTTGGAGCAATGAGGAAATGCAGAAGAAAATCGAGGAATATGATAACCTCACTGCTTCTATTATTAAATCCAAAGAGGCAATGCAGCAATTAGCTCAGGAAGAAATTGATTTTCGATTTAAACCTCTTGATGAAGCGCAGAATAAACTTTCAAATCTTGTATCTGAACTTCAGACTGCTCAGAAGTTACTTGGTGATACAGAGAGTTTCTATAATGATGATGGAGCCTTCTCTACAAACGGTTTGACCAATATTTTATTGGTTCAAGAACAGATTGACGCCACTAAGGATAAAATAGCAAATTATCGTGAGGGATTAAATAAGCTGGATGAAATGTATAAAAATGGTGCAATTGGTCCAGAATATTATAAGACTAAAACCGATGAAATGCTTAAGAGTTTACAACAAGAGTCTGCTACCCTTGCTGATCTTAAACAGAACCTTCTTGATATGTATACCACTCAAGTTACTAAAGAGAATGATCTGTTACAGGAGAATATTGAAAAACGTAAAGATGCTCTTTCTGCTAAAGAGAAATATTACGATTATGACAAAACTTTAAAGAAGAAAACTAAAGATATCAATGCATTAAAAGCACAGATCGCTGCACTTGAAGGAACATCAAATGCAGCCTCAAAAGCTCGTCTTGAGAAATTACGTGCGGAACTTGCAGATGCAGAAGACGATATGGCCGATACAATGCATCAGCATGAAGTCGATATGAAAAATACCGGCTATGAGAATTTTTCAGATGAGGCAAATAAGGCGTTAGACAATACTCTTGATGCTGTTAAGAAAAATGCAGCTTTCCAAGAAGCTATTATTGGCAGCATGCTTTCTAATGTAAAAGCAAATTACGACAGCACCTATAAACATCTGGGCGACGTAATGGATCAGTATGGCATGAAAGTTTCTCAAACTTATAGTCAAATGATCACAAAGGCAGCTGACTTTAATACTGCTGCTGTAAATGCAACAAAAGCATGGGAAGGTGTTACAAAAATTGACACCAGTAAGCCTTATGGCGGTTCATCTGCTGGTAATAGTGCATTTGATAGCGCAATGAATAACGCAGGATCTTCTCAGACTGCTGGAAGTCCAAATATTAAACCAGATACAGACTACACTCTGAAGCTGAGTGATACAGATATTTATCTGACATACAGTCATATCAAGAAACAGCTTAAAGCAACATGGTCACCAAAGAAACCGGAACACTCTGATATTGAGTGGAAAAGTTCTGATGAATCTATTGCGAAAGTTTCTTCTGATGGTACAGTTCGTGGTGTGTCTTCAGGTCTTAATAAGAACGGTTTAATGGCGCGTGATGAGTCTAAAACAAGAAAATGTATCATTACTGCTATTGGCGGTGGTGGTCTTGCTAAAGCTACTTGTACCGTTCATGTAATGCCGGATTCTCATTATGAGAAGATCAAGGATTATGCAGATAAAGCTGGCATTAAAGATACTTCAGGTAATAATCTGAGAGATGCTATGGAATATGCTTATAAAAATGGCGCAAACCATAGCGATCAATCATATACCGCAGTTGAGGGATTTAAGAAAGCATATCTGAAAGATTGGACAAATTCTCTGAGTAATCGTCCAGATGGTGCAACAGACGTTCCTGCCGGAGTGAGTCCTTTAATAGGATATTTTAATGCTAAAGGTAAGAAAGTCGGACCAAAAGAAATGCAACAGCTTGCAGATATTCTTCAGATCAATACTCCGGGTGTTAAGAACTATGATTCTTGGGGATCTACTCTGAAAAATAAAATCCTGAAGGCATATAAATCCTACGGATTCTCTAAAGGTGGTGTTGTACGGAAAGGTATTCCTGCCAGCATACTTGATATAATCGGCGGGGACGCTTTAATACCGCGTGGAGATTCTATGCTGATCGGTGCAAATCCGGGCGAAACTGTTCTGACAAAAGAATTCACAGATCAACTGAAACCTACAGTTGCTACTCTGAATGAATTTAATGCTAGAATGGCGAAACCTATCACTCCTATTCTACCATCATCTTCAAATAATACAAGTATGAATAGCGAGTGCAATATTACAATCAATGTTGATAAAATCAATAGTGAGCAAGATATTAAGAAACTTGCTTATCAAATTGGTGATATTATCACTGAACGTAATAAACGTGACTGGAAAAAAGTTCGCTAATTTAAAAGGGCTGTCTTTAAGACAGCTCTTTTAATATTAAAATATATGAAAGAGGTGAAAAAATGCTACAATTTGAATTTAATGGTCATACTTCTGATGAATATGGATTGATTGTGACTAGAATAGAAGAAAATGATACTCTTGTAAATCGTTCTTTGCAATTAGGAGAAAAGAACAAATATCGACCAAAAGAAAATCAGTTCGGAACATTATATGGTGATAATTATTCATTCAAAATGGGCGTAATGAGAAATCCATGCAGAAACAAAAATGTAGTTCCAGAATTAAAAAATGGAATTTTAAAATACGATTCAACATATACTCCATATTTAGATAATGGAATTTTAAAATTTTCTATGAATTATACAGCTGATATAAAAAATGGAATTATTATTCCAAATGATTCTGATTATTTAACTTCAAATAATATTAGAATCATTAATGCATGGTTAACATCCCCTCAATATCCAAGGCTTCTTAAATTTATTGGAGACGATTATTTTTCAGAAGAAATCGAATTTTTTGCTACAATTACAGAGGTATCTACAGAACATGCATCTCTTCCATATGAACTAACATACACAGTAACTTGTGATAGTCAATGGGGATATACTCCTCTTATTTTATGTAAAACAACTTCCTCTTCTACTCTTCCTAGAGAATATTCTATTCAGAACAATTCTGATTGTTGGGAAGATTATGTATACCCCACAATTAAAGTTTCTCCAAAATCTCATGGGATAATTACTATAAAGAATAAAACCGATAATGGTAGAACAATGAAAATTAATGCATTAAAAAGTGATGATTTCTATATAGATTGTAGAAATTTAAAAATCTACGACATCACAAAGTCAATTGTTTCATTTGAAGATTTAGGGATTGAGGATATAGATGACATTTATTGGCCTCGTCTTGCTTATGGAGAAAATATATTTGAATTTACAGGTGACGCGACATTTGAAATCTCATATAGAGAACCACGAAAGGTTGGTGCCTTTGCATGAGAATGATTCATAATTATGATATTTATGGAAATACAGAATCTGCAATCATTTATTTGGCTAAACCTGGAAAACGATTCTTTTGTGCATTAGGTGGAATTGATACTTCTACTGTTTCTGTTACGTTAAGAACTAATAATACTGCAGAATTAACTTTTACAGTTGATAAATATGTAGATGGCGTAGAATCTCAGGGATATGAAGAACTCGATGAAATGATGGAATTGTATTGTGACGGAATCTGGTATAAAATTATGGATCCTCCAACAGAGACAAATGACGGAATGCAATGTACAAAGGATATTACCGCCGAATCATATGAAATCTCTCTTACTCAATATAAACTAAAAAATTTTAAAATTAACATGGGCGAAGAAGATTCTTATGAAATGATGTACCAAAAAAATCATGATATTAATAAGTTTTATCAAATTAAATTTTATAATCCAGAAAATGAAGACCTAAGTTTTCTACATATTGTGCTGAAACATGCGGATGTACCTGGATGGAAGATCGGATATGTAGATAACATCACTCTGGATGATGATAAGGTATTACTTCCGAATGAAATTTGTAATTTCGATGTGGACGATCAAAATGTATATGCATTTTTCACCCAAACTGCTGCTCCTGCATATAAATGTGTTTTTGAATTTGATACCGAAAATTTATTAATTAATGTATATAAGCCGGATAGTTTAGGTAAAGATACAAATGTAGTACTTGGTTTTCGTAATATTCAAGATAGTGTAACAATATCAAGAGACGACAGTTTGGTAACACAATTTTATGTTGATGGACTTGACGATTACAATATCGATCTTGCAAATTTTGGAAACTCTGTAATTACAGATTGTTCTCATTTTTGTCGTGAACCATATATGAACATTGTCCTACAAGAAAAATATACAGCTTGGCAAAAATACATAGAATCAAGAAGAGATGAATACTGTAATTTATCTAGGGAGTATAATAAAAATCTTGACATTCTTGCTGAATTGATGAATAGAGTCCCTATTGATACTGCTCAGACAAATTGGTTCGGACAAAAAGTTGAAGATCTAAAAGATGCATATGATTCAAACATGGCTATAATCAAAGGTTTTGAGTCTATTCATGTTGATGAAGAAGGAAATTTTGATCTTGAAGATTTGAAAAACTCATCCGATTGGCCTATGTACGAATCAATCATGAACTATACTCTTCCATCCATTGTGGCTGCGTTACAAGCTCAAGACGAAACTATAGAGGGTTTCGGTAAGGGAAACATCATCTCATGTGTAAATCCAGTTGTATTAGGTCAAGATTGGTATATGGTAGGTTCCGGAACTTCTTCGTTCCAAACAGTACAAATTAATGACGCACCTGCATACGGAATTACTCGTGGAGTTAAAGTAACCGGTACAGATGGTGGTATCTATCAACACAATATCAGTATCGAACCATCTCAGAGATATACTCTTAGTTGTTTTGTAAAAGGATCCGGTACATTTTATCTTGGTTATAATAACACCGGAGAGGACAGAAAGAATATTTCTTATAACATTACATCTTCTTGGACAAGAGTTTATACTTCTTTCAATCTAACATCACATCTTATTGATGTGGCATTTACAGGAAGTTATGACTTTACCGTCTGTGGTATGCAGCTTGAAATGGGAGATGCCCCATCTCAATTTGGATACTTTACTCAGTCTGAAGCAATCATGAAAGCGTATGAAACAGATTGGAAATTATACGGCATTGCAGAATTAAAAACTAAAATTGCCACATATGATTCATGTATCAAAGAACTAAAAAAGAATGGATATGCAGATGGATATAATCCTCTTTCTGGATACGAAGAGGCATATTTCACTCAAATGCATCAGAAATATCTGGATTATTTGAATTTAAAAGATCAGGCTGAAACTGCATTAAAGGAACGTCAAGCTGAATATGATGCGGCTAAGAAACCTGAAATTCAAGAAAAACGAAACCAGATTGCCAAAGATGTTTTAATGGAAAATTTTGGTAAGGTACAGGAAAAATATCCAGCGTTTACAGATAAGGAAACGTATATTATTAAGAGCCTATATAATCAAGCAACTTATTCAAATGAAAATATTATTATTACGACTCTTGATAGCACAGTTGATGCAGTTGATAAAGCGATTACATTATATAAAGATGCTGTAGAAGAATTGTATGTAGAATCTCATCCGCAATATACTTATACAGATGAAATTGGAAATATTTATGCTCTTCCAGAATTCAGAGAATATCATGATCAGCTTGCAGTAAATGATTTTGTTCGATTAGGACTATCTGATACACGATATGTAAAACTTCGTGTTGTAGAAATCAGATATAATCCTTGTGATATGGATGAAACGATGGAAGTTACTTTTTCCAACATGGTCCAATATAAATCAAAATTAACAAATGATAACGAATTTTTAACAAATGCATTAAATCAGACCTCTGACAGAACCGGTGGTCGTGTTAACTCAGTCAACAAATCTTCTACTTCTGATTATGTCATTACATCAGAAGCTATTAAGCAAATCTTTTCAAATCCTCTATTCAATTCAATGTTAGGTGGAACTACTACAGGAGGATCCGGATCAGGCGGTACTATCACTGCCGGTATGATCGTTGCTGAATTAGTAAAAGCTAAAGAAGGTGTCTTTGATAAACTTACTGCTGATACAGCTTTTATAAAATATCTTGATGCAAATCTCATATCAGCAGACACTATTGCTACTCGTGTGCTTAATGCAGAACAGGCAAATATTGAAAAGCTGTCAGCTAAGATTATAGAATCTAACCAGATTAATGCTGATATGATTAATGTAAAAAATCTTCTTGCAGGTCATGCAGGAGTTGGAGAATTACATACAATTCATCTTACTGTAGAAAATGCAGAAATTGATCAGGCTGTTATTACTAATCTCATCGCAAAGAAAATTGCAGTTGGAGATTTAATGGCTCAAAATGCTCTTGCAAATCAAATTGTACTTATCTCTAAAGACAATAAACCTACTATTGCATTTCAAGAAAGTACTCAACAGTTTTATGATTCCAAAGGAAATGTTCGTGTGCAGATTGGTATGGACGGTAAAGGGGATTTCAACTTTATTGTTAAAAATGGAGACAGAGCCGCTTTATTTGATGAAAATGGTATTACCCAGACAGGTATTCCAGATAATACAATTCTTGGAGACATGATTAATAACGCCACCATTACCAAAGACAAACTTGGATTTCAAATCATAGAACCAAATGAACAAGGTGGTATTGATATCACTAATATTTATGATGGTAAAGGAAATCAATGGTGGGGAATAGAAAAGACTACTATTACAGATGACTACACAAAGCAGATTAAGAATGTTACAGATACTCTGACCGGACAAATCGAAACTAAGGTTAGTAATACTCAATATCTTAAAGATCAAGAATCTATCCGAACAGATTTTTCTGATATCAAACAAAATGTTTCTGGGATTACATCTACTGTAAGCAGTATGCAAACAGATCTTTCTGAAGCTCAAGAAAAAATTAAAGCAAACACCTCTTCTATTACTCAGAATGCAGATAAAATCAGTTTTATGGTAACTGGTGACAAAGAGTCTGAGTTCACAGTTACTGATAAATTTATTCAGATGATTTCTGACCATATTAGCATTGATGCCAGCACCATTGACATTAATGGTATTATCACTGCAATGAATACACACACTGGACCAGGTAAAACTAAAATCGACGGTGGTATTATTGAAACTAACACTATTACCGCTGATTCTATTAAAACAGATGCCATTATGTCTAAAGTATTTGAAGATAGTTTAGTATCTTGTTATTCAACTAAAGGAATATGGTTTGATTTATCTGACAGTGGAGCAATTAAAGCAAAAAATTTTGCTATTGATACAGATGGAAATGCTTATATTCGTGGTGACAGTACAGTTGAGGGAACTATTATCGCAAATCACGGAAAGATTGGTGGAGAAAAAGGGTTTATAATTGATTCTGAAAAATTATATTCTGGATTAAAAGATTTTCCTACAAAACAGCCCTCTTCTGTTTCAAAAAATAAAAATGTATATATTGGTACAAATGGTATTGCTCTTGGTGACGGTAATTTTATGGTTGATTCTAACGGTAAGATGTATGCTAATCAAGGTGAATTTACAGGTAAGATTGCAGCTAATGATGGATTTATTGGTGGATGGATTATTTCAAGTAATTCTTTAACTGCTAATAAAGGAAGCATAAGTATAAGTCCAGATGGTATTCATTGGGGTGATTACCTAAACATTAATAGTCAAGGTGCTACATTTAAAGGTCATATTACAGCTACTTCAGGAAGCTTTACAGGAGATGTAATTGCTAATTCACTTACACTTGGACCAGGTTCAACTGTTAACGGACTAAGTTATAATGATCTTGACGATAGACCTAATATTCCATCTGATCTTAGTGGATATATTACTATTGATGGAAAAATTGGTATTATTCAAAATGAAGATCAAGAAATACCCTCTGGGGCAACTGGATTTAAAGTGTCAAAAAATGGTTTGTTACAAGCAAGTAATGCTATTATTTCTGGAACTATTTATGCTTCTTCTGGTACTTTCGCCGGAAATGTAACCGCAAGAACAATGACTGCAAAAAGAAGTTATAGCATTTATTATAATGATGTAAACGGTAACCCTACTGATTCAAGAGAAATTATCTCTGCTACTAATTGGGGACTTACAAGCGGTGATTTAAGATTCGGGCTAAGTGATGAATGCGGATATATGATATCTACAGATGTTGGAGGGGGAAATACTTTGCGAATCATGGGGGATACTCTCCTTGTTACTGCGCCTATGCAAATACAAAGCAATTGTTTAGTACAAAGTCAATTTGTTATAGATACTACAACAGGATCTATCCCTTATCAGAATATGAAATGGACACCATATGAAGTTAATAGTTCTGGAAATCCAATCTATCTTGATTATGATAATCGAGAATATTTTTCATATAATGGATATGGACATAATCATACGTTGCTTCCAAATACAGAAGGTGGTTGTGCAATTGGTATTGGTAACGTAGATAAGCAAGATGCTGATGTTACCGCTACATGGTGTATTATGCCTTATAATATTTATACCGAAAAAAAAACTGATGAGAATATAAACGGAATCCCGGTTATAACAAGTATCAAAAGAGATGCAAGTGCAACTATGAATATTGGTTCTAAAAATAATAAATTTAATTGTTTGTATGTAAACGCAATTCATATGGGTGGACACACATACACATCTTTAAATTCTGGTGGCGGAAAGATTGCTTCTTACAAAGCAACTGCCAGTCAAGTTAATTATAACGATGATCCTAAAGTAGAGACTTCTGTAAACACTGCAGGAGATACTTTGACATTTAAATTTAGTATCCCTAAGGGAAAAGACGGAACCAATGGTGCTCGTGGACCACAAGGAGCAACTGGTCCACGTGGGCCAGCTGGATCTGTAGATTATACATCTGTAACGAAAATATATCATAATAGTGAAAAAAATCGTTATGCAGAAGTTACATCAAATGGATCTGCAAGATATTTCGGTCCATATGAAATGGAGGGCTTAAATTTAGGAAATGCAAGCTATAAATGGAAGAATATTTATTATACAGGTGCTTTAAACGGTGGTTCAGATGAGTATATAAAAGATGATATTAAAAGTATTAATACTATTTCATCTATTGACAAGTTTTATATGTCATTAAATCCAATTCAATATAAATTTAAACAACGTCCAAACGATGATGAAATACCTAAAATACATTTCGGATTTGGAGCAAGGGAAACAGAAAGGCATTTAAAAGAAAATAATTTTGAATCAGAAAATTATAGTATGGTTACAAAAGCTATTTTAGATAAGCCTAATTTTGTTGGACGTACTGATGAATATTCAATGAATTACCTTGAATTCATTTCTCTCAATACTCACATGACTCAAAAAGCCCATCATCGTATTGATTCTCTCGAATCTGAAAATCAATCTCTTAAGAATGAAATTCTTATACTCCAGGGACAGCTCTCTCTCATTACTCAACGACTACAAAAAATGGAGGAAAAGTTATGTTAAAAATTAGTGAAACAAGAAATGTATCCGGTCAGGTTATGATCGGTGAAGGTGAAAACTCAAAGCAGGTTGCTTATCTTAATGCATCTGTTAGTAAAGATGGAAATGTAAATATCAATAAATCTATTCAGGATAGTGAAGCATTTAAAACAAATAAAGAGGCTGTCCTGAAAGATTTTACAGAGTTTGAAACATACGTATATGGAATTATTCCTGAATAAATAAGAGGCCATGAGCAATCGTGGTCTTTTATTATGCAAAGAAGGTGAAATATTTGACTAGTCGAGAATATGAACTTGAATTAAAGAAAATTAAAGCCCAAAATCGGCAGATTGAAATGAAACGAAATCTGAAGGCAGCAAAGGTTAAAAGATTTAATTTGAAAAAGCCAAATACAAGTAAGCTTATTGTGTTTGTAGTCTTTGCTATTTGCTTACAGATTCTTTGGTTTAGTGAACATATGATAAGTCTCACTGGAGATACGAGTTATATGTATGCACTCATAGGTATTCCGGCAGCGTTGATTCCTACAATTTTAGGATATTATGCCAAAGCTAGTAAAGAAAACCAGGTCGGAGGTATTACCTATGATACTGCAATGTGCAATTTAGAATCACAAGAAAGGCCAGTCTTCGATCATGTATCTGAAGATGAGGCTGTAGGATGAATGGAGGTATGACTATGAATATTAAACAGGGTATTCAGGACGTATTATATCTGATCATTACTGGTATTCTTCCACTTCTTATTACTTATGGAATCCTCTTCCTAAAAGTAAAGATTAAAGAACAGGAAAAGAACTTGGAGAATGATCAGCTCGTGAAATATATAGATGCTGCTACTGATGCTATTAGTAAAGCAGTGCTTACAGTTAATCAGACTTATGTGGATTCATTAAAGAAACAGGGTAAGTTTGACGAAGAAGCTGCCAAGACAGCTAAACAGATGGCTATTGATAAAGCTAAGGCTTTGATTACAGAAGATTCTAAAGCGGCTATCGAAACATTATATTCTGACTTTGAAGCATATCTAAATGATGCTATTGAAGAACTCGTCAGAGAAAATAAAGTTACATATTAATATAAAAGGAGTACAAGGATTATGAAAAAAGTTATTGTAAATGCAGACATTATGGCAATGTATAAAACATTAAATTCTATGAAGAGTCGTGCGGATTTAATCGCAGGAGATGTTGATGTATTCTGGGCGAATACAATGAACCTGAAGACTCTTAAGGCGCAGGTAGATAAAATCTCAGAGGTTGAGCAGGAGTTAGTTGATTCTTATTTTACAGAGGAAAACTCACATTCTATTGTTGACGAAAACGGTAATGAAACAGGAAATCGTGCTCTTAATGATGACATAAAAGATAAAATCATCCCTGAAATTCAAGAAGGTCTGCAGAAAATTTATGATAAAACATGTGAACTTGATGTTGAGATGATCCCAGAGGAATCTCTCAAGAAAATGCTTAAATCTAATGAAGACAAACTGTCTATGCTTGATATGACAGTACTATATGAATTTGTAGAAAAAGGTGAGTAATAATGGCAACATATATTCAGGGAATTCAAACCTCTGTTGGTGTTGTTAAGTATGATTATAATTATCTGGCTAATCTCCCTGAATCAGATATGACATTATCTAAACAGGGTGCATTCGCTGATGCCCTTGTTGTTGGAAGAAAACTTACTCAGCTGGGAGCTGATGTGGATAAATTGAAAGAATCTATGACTGCCGTACAGAAATCTATCTCTGATCTGCAGTCTGCAGATTCTTCTTCTAACACTTCAATTGAACAGATCAATACATCATTACTTAGCATGACCAATAATATCGAAACAATACAGAACAATATTACTACTTTGACTCAGAATACTGCTGAGATCAAGAAAAGTGCTGATAATGCGAATTCATCAGTCACAACACTGCAAGAAACTATTAAGTCACTACAGACTAGAATTGAAGCTTTAGAAAAAACTCAGACTAAATAAGGAAGGAGGCAGTTATGTATACACTAAAAATTACAGATGAAAATACTGTTGTAACAACAGTCAAAGAATCAATTGTGGAAAGAAGTAATTATGTAGATAAGATTCAGATTGTAACAAGTAAAATGTATCGGGAACAGATTGATATGTCAGATACAACTGTTTATATGAAGTATAAGCTCCCGGTATCAGACAAAATTAAAATGACACAACTTATTATAAATAATCTTGAATATGAACAGAATTATATTCAGTATTTAATTCCTGTCGATGCAGCACTTACTGCTGAAGCCGGGGATATCGAAGTATCTTTCACGTTCTTAAAACTTGTTGCTAATGAAGATGGAACGTACACTTCTTATATTCGAAAAACCACATCAGGTGTTATTCATATTACTCCACTTGTACAATTTGATAAATATGAACCTTCTGAATTGTTTACTGAAATTGATCAGAGACTCCTTGCTATGGAAGGAATGATTAAAGATCTCAATGCTCAGAATAAAGCAACTTATGAAGGTATGGTGAAAGATATTCGTCTTAATACAGAAGACAGAAAAATCACTTTAACAGACAGAAATGGTGAAGATACCGGAAATGGTATCGTTGTAAAAGATCTTTCTGCTATGGTAGCCGAAGATATGACAGGTAAAGATCCTGATGGCACACAGGATGGAGTTGTTCATCTTGATCAGGTTGTCGATCTGGATAAATTATTAAAGTAAAGGAGTCATGATATGTCATTTAAAGATTCTAAAATTGCTGCTGCGGCTAATTCGGCAATGACTTTGAGTGCTGAGTTAGCCGTAGACACTGAGGAATATACATTATGTACTGATGGTCGTTATGAAGTATATACCAAATATCAAGACAATGCATATTCAACAGTGGATAACTTAAAAAATATTGCCGTTGATGCTACACAGATTAATATTATGCAGGAAGAAAACAGCCAGTATATGCCATTTAGGATTCCAAGATATTGGGATGGTATGGATCTTATGGATATGCTCATCCAGATAAAATATGAATCTGTAGCTGAGAAAAAAGGTAAAGTAGCGACAGTTATCAATGTAGCTTCCAACAATACTTATATTCGATTTGGTTGGTTGATTGATGCTGCTGTTACAGCAAATGCCGGAGATATAATTTTTGAAATTATGGCTACTGGCGTAAATGAAAAAGGAAACAATTATATTTGGAGAACCAGACCAAATGGTAAGTTTACTGTTCTTCAAGGATTAAATTATGACGGAATCATTGAACCTTCTGAAGATTGGTATACAAGTTTTGTAAATATGATTCTTGGTCATGTAGCCGAAGCAAAACAATACGCAGATGAAGCAAAAGCTTCCGCTGCTTCTATTAATGTAGATGATATAAAAGCAGATGTAAAAACATCTGTTATGAATGATCTTAATGGAACAGTAACTGAATCTCTGAAAGCATATTATACAAAAACAGAAGTTGATACAAAAGTCAAAGAATTAAACACTGCTATTTCTGGTATTGACAGTTTGAAGAACTTAAAAGTTGAATATGACAACACAACTGGAAATTTAGTGTTTAAAGATGGAACGGAACCTATTGGAGAACCTATTACTATTAACAGTCTTGCAAACCTTATAGTTGAGTATTCTGTTGTCAATGGAAAAGGTTCATTAGTATTCAAAGATGGAGAAACTATTATTCAGACTGTAGAACTTAGTTCTATTGAGCCATCTGCTGAGTGGAGAGCTGCATTGAAGCAGGAACTTGAAGCAGAAATGGACGAGAAAGATACAGTAATCTCTAATCGAATTGGTCCACTTGAAACAGCTAAAACTGAAATCGAAAAGAATGTAAATGCCAATACTACTGCTGTCTCAGAGATAAAAACTACTATTTCAAACATTGAGAAGAAAGTAGAAAGTGCTACTACAAAATCTGATGAGGCCAAAAATGCTGTAGATATCTTGAAACAAAATATGACTTCTTATGATACTCAGTTTGAAGGAATTAATACAGATATTACAGATGTTAAGGCCGCTATTGAAGAAATCAAGAAAAATCCTGCGGCTGCAGAGTACGATGTTACATACGAAAATAGTATTTTTACATTTTTAAAGGATGGAGAAATCCAGAAAAGCTTTAAAATTGAAGGTGGTGGAGGATCTTCCTCAGATACTACTACTATTACTATTGAAAGAATCACAAATGCAGATGCTATTTTCTTACTTGGTTCAAAAGCAATTATTGAATATAGTTTTTCATCTGTAGATAATACTGGTGATACAACTGGAGCCGGTACTGCTGTGTGGAAAGTTGGTAATACTATTGTAGCTACGAATACGGCTGCGCAAGGAAACAATAGTTTTGATATCACTGAATATCTTAATGTCGGTGCAAATACTATTAGATTAACTATTACCGACAGTTTTGGGACACTTTCCACTAAGACATGGACTGTTACTATTGTAGAATTCAAACTTGAAAGCACATTTGATGATACTTTGTTATATACAAATACAGATGTAGTATTTAGGTATACACCTTACGGAAATGTCAATAAGACTCTTCATTTTATTCTTGATGGAAAAGACTTAGGCACTGTTGAAACTCAGTCTTCCGGTAGAATTATGTCTTATAATATTCCTAAACAGGAACATGGCAGCCATTTACTCAAAGTATATATGACTGCGACAATTAACAATAAAGAAATAACCTCAAATACTATTTGTAAGGATATTATTTGTGTTGATCCTACAAATAGAACTCCTATTATTGGATGTGCTCAACAGGAATTTACAGCACAACAGTACCAGGCAACAAGTATTAAATATGTTGTATATGATCCTGATCACAATCCAGCCTCTGTAAAACTATCAATTGATGGTAAAGTACAGAGTACTCTTTCTGTAAATCGTTCTGCTCAAATCTGGAGTTATAAGTCATCCACTGAAGGAAAACATAACCTGACCATCTCATGTCGTAAAGTGACTAAGATTTTATCAGTTAATATCACTAAACTTGATATTGATGTTGAACCAATCACAGCCAACTTAGCATTTGATTTTAACCCTGTTGGAAAATCCAATGGAGATACCGACAGACTCTGGACTGATAAAAATAACTCTGCTATTACTCTTTCAGTATCAGATAACTTTGACTGGGATAATGGTGGATACCAGATTGATGCTTATGGAAACCAGTATTTCTGTGTAAAAGCTGGAACAACTGCTCAGATTAATTATAATCTCTTCGGAAAAGACCCGAAACAGACTGGTTCTGAATTCAAATTTGTATTTAAGACTCAGAATGTTCGCAATGCTTCTGCTACTTTCTTATCATGTATTGATGGTACTGAAGGCTCTGACGTAGGTATTAAAATGGATGTTCATGAAGCATACGTGAACACTTCTACTGACAGCTTATATTTTCCATATAGCGAAGAGGATATTATTGAATTTGAATATAATATCAATACAATTGATACAAAAGACACATCTGCAACTTCTATCATTATGACTTATGAAGACGGAGTTGGAGGAAGACCTCTTATTTATGATAATTCTCATAGACTGCACCAGTATTCTCCTACCCCAATTTCTATTGGTTCTCCGGATTGTGATGTGTTGATTTATAGAATGAAAGCTTATTCTGCTTCTCTCACAGATTCTGACATTCTTGCTAACTTTATTGCAGATGCTAGAGATTCAGATGAAATGATTGCAAGATATAATAGAAACCAGATCTACAATGACAATAATGCTCTTACTCCAGATTCTGTAGCTAATGCTTGCCCGAATTTAAGAATTATAAAAATTGAAGCCCCTCACTTTACAAATGATAAGAAGGATTTTGTTAAAAATACTTCTATGGAATGTATTTATAAGAATGGGGATCCTAAATTAGATAACTGGAAATTTATTAACTGTTTCCACGCCGGACAGGGAACTACAAGTAATGAATATGGTTTTGCTGCCAGAAATATTGATGTTATTTGTTGTGCGGATGGTGTACATCAGATCAATAGTAAGATTCCTCTTGATCCTAACTATAAGACAGAGTTAGTTCTTGGTGATGGGACGAAATATGAGGACGGAACTGGTAAGATTAGTCTTACAAGAAACTCTGTTCCAAATAATTGGTGGAATTTTAAAGTAAATGTAGCATCTTCAAATATGGCAACTAATGCATTAGGACAGAAGAGATTCAACGACTTTTTACCATATGAAAGTCCTGCGGTACGTAGAGATCCTAAAGTTAAAAACTCTATGGAATTTGTCAACTGTGTAATCTTTATTAAAGAATCTGATCCTGATATTACTACTCATAGAGAATTTCAGGATACAGACTGGCACTTCTACTCTCTCGGTAATATGGGAGATTCAAAGAAGACTGATATTACAAGAGCTTATGATCCAGAGGATATGAAAGAATTCTGTATTGAGATCAGTGATAATACTCTTCCAAACTCTGCATTCCAGACCGGTATAACAAACCAAGATGGAACTATGAAATATCCTATCAGTAAAGCTGAATGGAAAACTGGTAATACAGCATATGATGCTCTGTATAATAACTGGGATGGATCATTTGAATTCAGATATGATTGTTGCGGCGATTCTAAGGATGGTTCTGCTCTTACTTCTGATGAAGCAAAAAAGAAAATACGTACAGATAACAAACAGATTTGGAGAGACTTCTATGAGTTTGTAATTACGTCTAGTGATAAAGAATTTAAAGATGGCTTGAAAGATTGGTGTATTCAGGATGCAATGCTCTATTTCTATTTAGTTACACTCAGATATAGTATGATTGATAATAGAGCCAAGAATGTTTTCCCGCATTGGGCAAAACATTATATCACTCAGGAAGAAGCTACAACTATGGGTGATAAAGCTAAATATTATACTATAGATGATGATGCGGCTGCTCTGCATAATGGTTATAGATTTGATCTATGGGCATATGATATGGACACTCAGCTTGGTATTAATAATTCAGGTGAGCTGTCATTCCCATATGGTAAGGAAGATACTGACTATAAAGAAGAAGGAAATCCTTCATCTGGTTATGTTTTCAATGCTGCTGAATCTGTATTGTGGTGCAGAATACGTGATGTATTTACACAAGAATTAAGAAACATGTATCAGTCTGTAGACTCTAACTGTTGGTCAGACTCCCACTTAATCAATGAGTATGAAGCATGGCAGAATCAGTTCCCAGAAGAACTGTGGAGAATCCACTATGAAAGATTGTATATAAGAACATATCGTGCTGGAACAGTAAGATTCCTTAATGAGATGATGAATGGGCGTGGAAAATATCATCTCAGACAATGGGAACGTGACCAGCATATTTATATGGGAACGAAATTCTTACATACAGATGTAAAGTCTGATCAGATTATGTTCAGATGTAATACACCTAAGAAAGTTGTAGTTAAACCAGATTATACTCTGAAAATCATTCCTTATTCTGATATGTATATTTCTGTACTTTATGGTAATTCACCAGAAACTACTCAGGTACGTGCAAAAGCCGGACAAGAATATCAGATTACTACGGACTTAACAAATATGGATGATACAGCTATTCTTATCTATGCTGCATCAAGAATTGAGGCACTAAATGACCTCTCTGCTTGTTATATTCATGATAATGATTTCTCAAAGGCTTCTAAGCTGAAAACTCTTATCATTGGTAATAATACAGCTGGATATCAGAATACTTTTATGACATCTCTTAATATGGGTAATAATACTCTTCTTGAGACTTTGGATATTCGTAATTGTCCAAATCTTACAGGATCTGTTAACCTGTCTGCATGTGAAAATCTTATTAATCTTTATGCTGATGGAACTATTGTAACATCTGTATTATTTGCTAATCATGGTAAGATTGCTCATGCTTCTCTCCCATCTTCTATCAACACTCTTACACTCAAGAACCTCAAAGACTTAACTGATCTTAAGGTTGCAGGATACGATAATTTACAGACATTTGTATGTCAGAATTCTATCGTAGATGCTCTTGCTATCTTAAATGCTGCTATTAATACTCTTCGTACCGTAACAATTACTGGTATCTCATGGAATCTTGATGATACTACGCTTCTTCTGAAATTATCAAAACTTGCCGGTATTGATGATAATGGCGCTACTACTGAGCAGTCAATTCTTACTGGATCTGTTCATATTCCTGTAGTTAGACAGCAGGAATATAAAGAATTTGTTGGTTCTGAAGATGAACCTGGAATCTGGACAGACCTTGTTCTTACTTACGATTCAATCATTACTCAGTTTAAAATTACATTTATAAATGATGATGAAAGTAATACTATCCTTGATATCCAGTACGTAGATAAAGGTGGAAACGCTGTTGATCCTACTACAAGAGAAGTTAATCCGATTCCTATTCCTACAAAGAAAAGCACAATTAAGCTTGATTATACCTTCAAAGGATGGAAAGATTCAATGACAGGAATCTTTGCTGACAGAACTATTACTGCTGTATATGACAGTAAAATCCGTGAATATACTGTAAAATATGTTTCTAAAGGATTATCTCTTCAAGAATCTACTGCCCAGTATGGTTCTTATGTAAAATATACAGGTGACACTCCTACTTATACTGCTGAGGAATCTGCTTATAAGTACAATCTGTTTAAAGGATGGGATAAGTCAGGATTTGTCGATGGAAATAAAACGATCAATGCAGTATATGAAACCTGCGAATACGTAGATGGATACTTTGATGGTAAGGATCTGGCCAATATGACACAGGTTGAGCTTTATACTCTTATGAAAATGGGACTTGAAACAAAATCATTATCATTAAAAGATACATTAGATTTCAAACTTGGTGTTGATTATAGCTATGGCGACATTGAAGAGCATGAAGTTATTTCAGTTGCGACTAAATTTGATGGAACAAACTATATTGACACCGGATTAAAGATCATGGAAAAAGACAGAGATTTTACAATTGCTATTGACTTTGAATTTGATTCAGGAAATAGTGTAAACTCCACTCTTGCACAGTGCTTCCAGGGTGACGGTTCTAATGGATTTAGACTCTGGTATTCTCAGGAACCTCGTTTCTCATGGAATACTGATAGTATAGCTCCATCTGCTGGAACCAATAGAGAAATCATCGTATTCCGTCATGAAGCGGGAAGTCAGAAGCTGTACGTATACAATTCAAACATGACTGGAAAAGAAGTATCTTCTACTACTCTGAATGCGATCAGGATTCCAGAGCATAGTTCCACTCTCGTATTTGGATGTTCTAAAGCTGAC